CGGCCTGAGTCCGGGCGCTGGTTTCGTCAGCGATAGCTTGATCAAGGCGGTTTACGTTGGCGTCGGTTTTCTTATCAAGGTTGGTGATCGATGCGTTTACACCACTAATAGCTTCAGCGCGGGCGCTCGCCTCGTCAGCTACTGCACGCTGAACATTGGAAATCTGACCTTTCAGGTTGGTATCCATCGTGTTCATCTCTGCCGTGATGGTTTCCAGTGATTCCGCAGTCGCTTTTTTCTCTTCAGCGATAACGTTGTCAATACGGTCAATTTCCGCTTTCGTCTCTGTTTTACCTTTCTTGTACTGAGCGGTAAGAGTTACGCGGGTGTTAGTCTGTGCAAGCGAGTTATTAATAAGGGCAAGCGATGCGTTTTGTAGGCTTGCTTTTGCCTGCGCCAGTTCGCTGTCGGTTTTTTCACTTGATACCTCTAATGAGTCAATTCTTACCTCATGCTGTCCGATATCATCGGCGTTTTCCTGAACTTTTTTATAAAGATCTTCCGTGTCTTTTTTAAGCGTATCTGTGTCAGCTTTTATTGACCCTGTTTCTGCAATAAGGTCGTCAGTATCAGTTCTTAGGCCGTTTGTGATATTGGTAAGATTATCAGTCGCTGTTTTAAGGTCGTCAGTGGCTGTTTTAAGGTCGTCAGTGGCGCTTTCGATAAGGTCGGTGCGGTCGCCAAGATCTTTAATGTCGCTAACCATTCCTTTAAATTGGTCAGAATTCATCACGTCTTTGGTTACGTAATCGCTGATTTCATCGAAATCCTCTGTTGGTTTACCTGACGCCTCTACGAAATCTGATACACCAAAAGCGTTACGCGTGCGCACATAAACGTAATAAGTATGGCCCGTGTTCATTCCGCCGAACGTCCACTGATAACCACGTCCGGTATATTGTGCATTAGTGGTGACTAATGCCGGATTAGTGATTTGTGTTTCGCCAGCAAAATAGAATTCATAGCTTGTATCGCTGGTCAGAGTTGTTTTGCTGATTGGGTACACAGTAGCCTGAAATACGCCTGGTATCCAGTTAACACCAATTGGTTTTGAAGGTGCACCAATAACGAGATCAACGATAGATTCCGCGCCTTTCATACCGGTATCATTGCGGGCGCGAACGCCTAAAGAGTATTGACCGCAATTCAGGCCATTAAAATCATACCGGAATTCGGTCGTCTCATAACTGGCGACAACTTTGCTGTCTTCGTTATAAACACGTAATTCAAAGGTCAGACGGTGAGTTGTGGTCTGCGTCATCCACGACGCGGAGCACTGAACGGTTTCGGAACCAACATTCATTACCTTGAGGTTTTCAATGTTAGGCACACGGAAATGATTCAGCGTGTCGTTGTTGATTTCGAAGACTGCGCCTTCATCAACTACGGCCTGTTTGTTAGGGTCGTGCTGTGCGGCTTCGATAGTGTATACGCTGTTATTTTCTGTTTCTGCTACGCTGGTGATCCTACATAAAACGGGTTTTGCTGCTTCAGTCGATACAGCAAAAACAGTGCCATTGCGAATCCATGCCGGGGCCGCAGCAAGGGTAATATTGTTTCCGTTAACTCCGGTGATCTGGTGTTTTTTAAATTTACCATCGCTATCAAGTAAGCTGATGGTGTCACCAGCCGCGATATATTCAGAATCAACCTTGTCGACCGTTATCACTTTGCCATTGTTCGCCACGATACGACCGCCTAAGCGAGCGCCCGCGCGGTTATTGTCGAGGATCTCAATGATATCACCTGGTGTAAAGTGAATGGCGTCACGGGCCATTTTAAACGTGAATTTTGACGGCTCGCGTTTTGCTGTTTCGATCAGCCATTTACCAGCGCGATAAGCCTGTCCGCGAGACGTGCACCCGAACGCCTCTAGCGTGGTTTCGTTGTAGCCGTCGCGGGCGATTAGTTCATCGTCAGAAACGTATTCTTTTGACTGTTCCCAACCGTTACCCGGATCGGTCCAGGATACAATCACGGCGTTGTAGCACTCCGCGCGGGCAAGGCTCGAACGGGTGAATGCACCATCAACGACGTTTGCATTTGTAATGGTGGCGATCGGGTCTTGTGGTGCATCAATAATCACGGTAAGGCGTTGCCCGTCCCATAACGCGATACCCCTGAACATTCCGGCGATATTGTCCAGTAAGTCGCGGGCGCTCATTTGCTCTGTGATGTAAGCGTTAAGCGTCATGCGAGGCTCAAGGCCACCGTAGCCATCATCAACCAACTGGTCGCAGTATTGAGAAAGCACGTATAAAGCGCCGTCATCAACGTCAATATAACCAGCCTGTCGTGCAAGGCCAAAGCGTTCATTTTTAATCAAATACCGGAAAAGCCACGCAGGGTTATTTGTGTACGCCTTTTTAAATCCACCAAGCCATAAACCGGAATACGTGCGCGTTTCAGGGTTATAGTTGTCCGGCACGTCAACAATCAGGCCGCGCAGATGATAAGCACGGGTAGGCGTGTCAGTGTACTGATCATGATCAATCACCGCTCCAGCTACAGCGGTGTGAGGATAAGACAAATTATCGTCGATGATTTCGCTGTAACTGCTCCACCGCGTATCATTGCGAAGTAGATCGCTGTTGCTGTCTGCCGTTATGCGGCGAACGCGAATATCAAACGGTTTTTCATCCGGCGCGTTGATAATGTGAGCTTCCAAGTATTCACCGCTCTGTTTACCAGGCCCGATGGTAATATCCTTAACCAGCGTCCACGTCGATGATGATGATGGCTTAACATCAACCATTAACATAACGGATGTATTGTATTGATTGCCCTGATCATCTGACTGAACGAGAGCATCAACGCCAACATTTAATCTGACGCGGGTTACGTTTGGATCTGAAACGGTCCTGATTATTGGCGTATCGCGTTTTACCTGAGCGTTGACAATAACGGTTGATTCGATAGCGTTAAAACCATTGATTGGCGATTGGTCAACCGTACCGTTGCGCCACGCTATACTAATACCAGGAATGGATGTATTCCCGTTGGTGTCAGTAACAGGGGTGTCATTAAGCATTACGCTGTTTAATGGCGCAGTCTGGTTTACCGGACCGTATATCGGCCCTTCACTAAGGATATCTAAAACACGGTAAAACTGTTTATGATACAGGTTATCGTTTAGCAATGTTGGTGTTTTGGCTTTGCCGCCGCCGCTACTCATGGCTTTTTCTCCTGTCAACTTACAACGTCTAAGGCGTCTTTGTTATTACTTGTGTCTATGCCTAACGATCCGACGTTTGAACCTATTTTCATTTCGCCCAATAGGATTGGCACTGGTCTACCCTGGCCTACCTTGTTTTCAACGCTGGTGTAGGTGTTATTCGTTATGGTGTTATCCTGTGCGCTTTCTGCTGATGTTTTTACCTTCATGTTGCGAGACATAAAGAGGGAAAACGCAACGCTAACTACTGAAATACCAATCATGATCCAGCCAATTACACCGATACCAGCGATCCCACCTTCCACTACTGGCGCAATAATTACAGTGGTCCCGTCCGGGTATTTGCTGTTCACCGCAGCTGGCGCTGTTTTTTCGTTATAATCCTTTCCCGCAATCCGTAATCGTGATGGTGTGTTTAAAAACGCTTTTTTGAATTCCTGATTCTGCGCAGTCAATAAGCGAAGTCCTTGCGCTGGCGTATCAACGTTTAAACACACTTTGCCGTAATATCTTCGAAGATTGCCCGTAAATCTAAATTTGAGCATTTGTCAGATCTCCATATTGAATGCGTTTGTCGAACATAAGCGGGCCGCATCTGCTCGCGGCGACTTAACAGTCCGGCATTGTCATGATGCAAAACAGTGTTATCACCAAGGTAAATCATCGCGTGACATGGATCAGCACCCTTGAACGGCTGGCGAATAATCACGTCACCCGGCTGGATGCTTTGCGCGTCAACCTGATAAAACCCGTTTAGCGGCAAGTTTTTTAAATACAGGTTTTCACCACGCAACCACCACCCATCAAGGCGCTCGAAGTCCGGCAGATCCACGCCGCAAAGGTGATAGGCGTCCCGGAAAAGCGCGTAGCAGTCTGTTTTCCCGTGCTCAAATTTTCGGCCTAACAGGTGCGCTACCGGGCGGAATTTTCTAACCCTGCCACCGGAACACAAAAACCACGGAAGGCCGGAAATAACCTGTTGTTGTCGATCCAGTGCCGACAATACCGGAATATCTTCAACGTGAGAGTGGAAAACGGCGGTTATGACGCCCAATTCGTCAGCCTTGATGTAATCGTCCGGCGAAATTTTAAAGCTGTTGTAGGGCTTTTCAGACATGTTTAAGCACGGGTAAAAATAATCGTTATCTATCACCAGTCCGCAAACTTCCTCGCGAGGGTGAGCGGCGGCATAACGAACCATTTTGTCTTCAAGTGCCATAATTAGCCCACCTTGCTTGATCCGGGGAAACATGAAATTGGTAACGGATTCGGGCGCGGGAAGCGCAAGCGACAACCGCTGAGGCGGTGGCTGCATTTATCCAATGTTGGATCACTGGTCGGCGCATCTTTATCAGTCGCTACCGGGCCGCCGCTATATCCGCAACCGTCTCCGCGATATTGCCACTGGCAAACGTCAGCAAGGATGGTGCGCCCAGGTATAACAGCCTTGTCTGCGTCTACTGGCGTAGATAGTTCGTACTGTACTTGCTCCGCCGTTTCTTCACTCATTGCCTCGACAACGTAAACAGATACCGCCTCAATAGAAGGATCTGCATCTGGATTGCCGTTAGGGAAGTTAACAGCGTCCAGGTATTTCACCTCCACCTGGTGGCGGGTTACTTTCATGCCGCGCAGGTCGTTAAAGTCGTTGTTCATTCCGGTAATAAGCCCGCCAATATTGGCTACTGCCATTTGAGGCCGCGCGTATACCCCCTCGTTTTTCATTTCGAAGCCGCTAACTTCGATCGGGTAGCTGTTGTAAGCGATACCCTTCCAGATAACATTCCCGTAATAGCCATTAGCGCCGGAATGGAAGCGGACAACCTCGCCGCCCAGGGGCGTAAGGTCCAGTTCAAATAAGTCAATGACCGCGCCGACTCCGGCATCGACGGAATCAATAATCATCTCTCTCGGAATATTGCGCATTTTCTCACCTTGTCATTTTGTGATCTGCGTCACGCTAAATCATACCAAAATGGATTGATCGCGGTTTATACAATATGTATATTTTACTCAAACGGAAGCACAGTTAACAAAATGGCGCGGAGGTGCGTTATGACTGAAAAGCTATGGAAGTTGACGGTATTCATGACAGACGGTAGGGAAAAGGTTATCGCCCTGTATGACGACGAGGGGGAAGCATTGGTTGACGCGCTTTTACTTGCTGAGGATGACCGCCTTTTGGGATACCAGATCGAACCTGTCAAATTGGACAAATGGGAGGTTAACAAAAAATGCAAAAATACAGTTTAGAAGTGTGGACTGATAAATGCGAATGGGAGCGCATGGGCCTATTTGACACATATGCTGCGGCGCGTGATGAAGGTCGTGAATTACTTCGCTGTTGGTCTAACGCTCGTGATTTTGATATTACTCCGGTCCAAGTACCGGATAAGGTGGAAGATATGAACCCGAAAGATATTAATGGTAGCTTCACTGCTTATTATGCAGATTCTATGGATCAGTCTTGCCCTGGCGAAATACACGCAAAAGGTTTCCCGGCAGACGATCCGCAAGCAAAACGCGAATACGAAAAAGCGGCAAAAGATTTCTGTATCGACAACCTTTCAGCATTCGACAAGTAAGGCGGTAACATGGGGCGGCGCAATCACGGTGATTATGTGTACACGTTGAAACAGGCCGCCCGCCTCATAGGTTATCATGAACACGAATTTATTGATTTGCTGATTGAGCGCGGGATACTGTACCAGGTCTGCTTAACGCTGTACCCTAAAGCGAAATACCTACAGGAAAAGTTATTTGTCATCATGACGGATGAAAACCAGGTTAATCACTCATTCGTCACTGACAAAGGCGTTAATTATCTGCGCGATAACTTATAGGTGACAGATTATGAAAATAGAAGTTTTGGCGCTAATAGTAATGGGATTGATAGCATTTGGTGCTCATGCTGTAGATCTGGACTGGAAAACGATAGCAGAAAATATAGCGTTAATGGAAATGGAATAATAATAACCCCGCTTCGCGCGGGGTCGTGTTTATACGCCATCAAGTAAGAATAAAACTTCCCTACCCTCTCTCGATCTGCATCCGACATACCCATCACCAACATCATGAAGATACCAGATCTCGCCATTGTCAGCCTTTACAGTAAGATCTTTAAATTCATAGTCGTCAAACAATGTAAAAGCGCCAGTGCGGTCCACTACACAAATACCATACATATTAACCTCCATCATCTGACGACCTGCTCAAACGTTGCGTTTAGCGTATACACAGGCCCGTCTTTGGTCATGCTCCATCGGCGGCAAACAAAAAGCCTTTGCACGTTATCCATCGACGGCGACCAGTAAAAAGCCTCGACCGCGCCGCGCGCCCTCAAGAATGCTTCCGCCTGGATTGCTACGTTTCCACCATCACCACATCCGGCGCTACTGCCTTTAAAAACCAGGGTGTAGCTATCAAGCAATGGATTGATACCTTTTACCTGTCTTTGCTCATAACCATCGCCCAGCTTAACAACAGATACGTCTGGCTCCCTGGTCACGCTGTAGCTTCGTTGCGGCGTCCATCTGAACACTTCCGGCATAAAACCCCCATAAGTTACATTTTGTATACATCTTTACGCGATTCTACGCGAAAAATGAGATCCTCATCACAATGATTATAGCTAGTTTACAAAATGGCTTCACATAGTACAAAACAAGATGTATACAGAAAGCAAGAAGAAAAGCAGTACCAACGAAGGAGGCCCAAAATGAAACGCTATGTAGTGGTAATGCTAAACAACGCATTCGAACAAGTGGAAATAGCGATCGTTAAGGGTTTCGACGACGCATTCAAATACGGTCAATTCATGATGAATGCAAAAGAAGATGAATACCGTGATTTCTTCCTGAAGGCTCTTAATTAAGGATAATCGGGGTGAGCTATGAAACTGGTAGCGATTGACAAAAACCTGAAAGTACAGAAAAACGCACAGGACCGGATTATCAAGAAGGGTAAGGAACTGCTTAAAGCATTTTTGAAGAAAGAGGCGCGCCCCAAAAAGTTACGCGATGGTTATGGCTTTAAATTCGATATCAATCCTGACTGGCGGCTGTTTAGCGAAGATCTCAAAGTCTGGTTAATCATCGATCATCTGGAATATAACAGGCACTGTGGGGTGAAAGGCGCTCACAAGTGATTCGGATTTGAATGTTGCGGAGGAAAACAAAATGAAAACTACAGCAAGCAAAAGCAACATTAAACGCATGGCCTGGGTGGTTAAATGGATGGATAGCAAAGGTGAGACATACACAGAACCGTTTTTCAGATACACTGACGCTGTATTTGCAAAAAGCGCAAGAGGCGGAAAAATTGTGAGAGGATATACAAGTTTTGAGTAAATTTATTCATGTAATTAATAACACAATGGAGGTTGATAATGATTATTCATGAAACGGAAGAATGTAGAGGGATTAATCTTAGCATTGAAGAGGATGGGCGATTATGGATCGTTAGCGACTGCGAGATGATTGTAATAGACAAAAAGCAAGCTGACGAACTTATAAGCGCATTACAGCTTTATGCAAACGGCGAATTTAAAAATGATGAAATTGAATAAAAATAGCCCCGGCATTGTGCCGGGGTTTTGTTTATTTGCGGCGCGGTTGCAATATTCCGCCAGGTCTTTGTGACTCCCTTGTTATCATCTTCATTGCTACACGTTCCATTGTTTGTTCAAGTCTGCGGCTGTCCTCGTCGCTAAATCCGTTTGTGGTCTGAATGGTGATGCTGACAGGCATACTGATACCGCCACCGCCGCCAATGTCACGACCAGGAATAACCCTGCCATTCTCGCCGGGGATCATGTATTGATTTCCGTTAGATGTCTGGAATAGCTCCGGCCTGTTATGTTCCCCGACACGGTACATATTGCCACCAATAACGCTACCACCATTAAAGCGACCGCCGCCAAAAATTGACGTAGCCAGCGACATGATCGCAGTGAGTGCCGCAGAACCAGCCGCCGCCCATGCGCCGCCAGTTGACGCCGCTGTTGCCGCCGCCGCCGGGGCCGCCGCCGCAGCAATCTGGCCTTGCGCCGCTACCGCGCCCGCCGTGGTACTTGCCTGAGTCGCTTTGCTTTGCGTTTCCATCATTATCTGATCTGCTATCCAGTTGGCAGCTATATCAGAAAGTCTGTTGCCGATATTCCCTAGTATATTGCTCCCTAAGTTAGCAAAAACATCGCTCAACGATTGAGTACCGTTAAGCAGGCCAACAAGCGCATTACTCATGCCGCCTTTAAGGCCATTAACGCAATCACCGATAAGGCCGTTTGTGTCGTTTTGCGCCTGCCATTGTTCCCACTTCAGATCGCGGATCTGTTGCTCATAGGCTAACAGTTCCTGTTTCTGTTGCGCTTCCGTCACGCCCAGGTCGATAAGCATTTGCTTACGGACGGCCCATTCATTTTGAACCTGCTGAATAGGGTCTACTTCGCCCTTTAGCTGATCCATCGGGCTTACTATTTGCTCCCATTTGTCGCGCAATTCCTCTACCGGAATTTGTGCTAATTCTTCCTTCAGTTCCTTACCTATCCCTTTTTGCGCGGCGCGGTACTCAAGGAGGGTGATTTTACCCTGGGCGAATGCAGCATCAATGGCCTTGCCGTTCTCTAATGCTTTGCGCATAGCGGCGGCGTCTTTGTTGTACTGGTCAGAAACGCTTATGCCTTTGTCACCAAGCCGATCAGCTTCAGATTTCTTCTCTTTTTTCTGTTTTTTCGGTTTGTCTACTGGCTTGTCGAATCCGGTAATCACTCCGTCATTGGCGGCATTCTGTTCATTTTTCCTTGCTTCCTCTGTAGCCCGGATTGCTGCGGTCAGATCATCCTGTAATTGCATGACCTTGCCAACGGTCTTACCGTATTTCTTCTCGTAGTTGCTGTTATATTCGTCGGTTTGCTCTCCTACGACCTCCTTCATCCATTTGTAGGCGTCCATTAGTGCCTTGATTGGCGTCACCATTGCGATGATCTTCTCGGCTACCTCGCCAGCCTTGATTCTGACATCTTCAAACATGTCGATGAATTCGCCACCAGCCGTCTTCAGGGTGTTAAAGCAGGTTTTAGCGAAATCAGCGCCTTCACCTAAAGCCTTAACACCTTTCGTTACAAGATCGATACCAGCAACAACCGTATCGGATACACCGAAAAGATCATCCAATTGCTCAACAAGTCCCATAACCTCGACTTTAAGCTCATTCAGGGCCATACCGGATGTGCGCGGCAACTGTGCAAACTTCTCGTTTGTTTCCTGCGTAGCCGCCTGGATTGCGTTGACCATCCTTTCAGCTGTGATCTTGCCATCCAGCATTTCTGCGCGGAATTGACCCATTGATAACCCCATCTGGCGGGCCATTGTCTGCACGATGGTTGGGGTGTTCTCTAACAGGCTGTTGAATTCTTCAGCACGCAGCACGCCGCCGTCTATGGATTGACGGAATTGACGCATGGAGTTAGACATCTGTTCCGCTGACGCGCCACCCAACGCCCCCATTTTCTGAATCGTACCTACCAGATTAAGCAATTGCCCTTCAGTGGCGGACGTGTTCTTCAGTGAGATAGCCAGGCCTTGCCACAGATCACCTGTATCCTTCATGCTCTGACCTGTTTCTTTTGATATCGCTTTCAGGCCGTCGAAAACCCGTCCGGCGGACTCCGCATCGCCAGTAAGCATTTTGATTTTTACGCGAAGCATTTTTGCTTGCTCCGCCATATCCATAAATTGGCGCACAGCCTCGGCAGCAATTAGCAAATGGATAACCCTGGTCAGTGCCTTGATGGATGTTTTCAGGGTGTTTACCTGGCGGTCAGCCTGTTTTGCGCCGCGCTCTATACGGTCAAAGGCCTGGTCTGCCTGTCGTTGTGCAACGAGAAGTTGACCAGTTTTTGCATCAACTTCGTAATAAATTGTACCTACACTGGTAGCCATGATTTAACCTCATACAAGATGTGATCTATGTCTCTATTTTATACAAAATGGCTTCACTTCAACGAATACATTTTGTATAAAGAGGCTAAAGGAAATGGATAGAGTAAAGGGATTTAAAAGGACCGGATAAACCGGAGGAAGCAAAAGAGGACAAGAAAATGAAAAACGTAAACTACCGCCCCAATGAACATGAACGCTATGCGGACTTCATCGAAGAAATGTTAAAAGCACTTAAAAAATAAACAATATGCGTGTATAACTAAGTTAAAGGAAACATTTAGCAAATCAGAATAAGCGGTAGGAGTTGATTATGAAACGGTTAGCAAAAATGGCACTTACTGTGATTGCCGCACTCGCATTTAACGCTAACGCTAACGAGGCCATAAGCATTAACTGTGAAGAAGTGGCAAACCATGTAGCCGCATATCACGACATGATCAAAAAAGAACCTGCCGCGCCAGCAATTCTTTTTAAGGCAATTGATAAAAAATTTGAAGGTAAACCAGTTTATGCTCGTTGGTTTAATTATGGCCTTGTAAACGAGGCCGCTGTAGGCGTAGTCTTTGAGAATAATAGCGAAATAAAAAACAGGATAGCAAACGAGTGCAAGGCAAATAAAGTTGCTTTCGCGGAAAGAATTTTTAATGAAGGCGGCGCGGGCGCAAAAAATCACGCAATTGTAGATTTGGGTAACGGTTTTATTGATATTATTAGAATCAAATAAGATGAACGCCCGGATCTACCGGGCTTTTTCTTGCTCACGATTTTTCATTCTTTCTAGTGCCTTTTTAGCGGCCTCCATTTGCTCGTCATAAGCACGTTTATTTATGTGAACGTTTGGCTTGCTTCTCTCGTTTCTTTCGTCTGGCGGCGTTTTAGCGCGTACGGCTGCCCTATATCCGGTCATTGTCATATTCCATGCTTCTGATTCTGATAACCCCAGGTGAGCTACGGCAGAATAAACGAATTCCAGCACGTTAAAAGTCGGCTTATATTCCCCTTCCCGGATCTCTCCGGCGTCTTCTTCTGGCCCGTCACCGATTAAACCGTGATACATGCAATGTTGCGCCAGCGTGATAACGTCACTGGTCGGCATCAGTCCGGGTTTTAGTCGCAATTTGCCGGAAGGAGTAAACCTACATTCACCCAATAACGGGCCTATTTCGTCGTCTGAGCAACATTTCAGAATATGCATTGACGTTTGCACTATCTCACCATAACACCGCGCCAGAATGCGATTGCGAAGGTCTGGATCTGCTGGCAATCGTGATGGATATTTGCCGCCGTGGATGGTTGCGAAGTATTCGACCAGTTCGCTGTCACTGCCGATCTTAGCCATTGCAGCGAAGCAGGGATTAAACACGTACCGCCTGCCGTCTACCATCGCCGCAAATTGTCCTGTTCGAACATGAATCATAACTTTCACCCTAAAAGAAAGGGGCCAACGGCCCCGATTATTAATATTGATTATTATGCTGCCGGGATGTCACCAGCGGTAACTTTACCAGCGCTTGAGCACTCAATAGACCAGGTTGAAACATCATCGTGAGGGTCTTCCTCTTTAAAGGAAGTGCAAAGGAACGGCCCTTCAATCACGTCAACCGGGGAAACAATCTTCAGCCATACATAAGGTTGACTGCCAGTAGTTTCACCAGGGTTAATGGTATGACGTTTCAATGCCTTCTGGTTGTGGATTTCTTCAGTACGCGATACACCATCGCCGGAGAAAGAAACAGATTTGTAAGTAACCATTGATTCTTTCGTGTAGTCTGCTGATTTATCAGCGGTGGCGTCTGCGGTTTCCCATTCGACGGAAAGCGTCTTACCACGCATCATACCTAACGCTTTGTAATCGTCATCTGACGGCTTAGCATTTGGACAAGCGATAGCGAAGAATACAGCAACGTCGCGGCCCAAAAAAGAGCCCTTTTCGCAAGTCTGAGACATGTTAATTACCTCTTATCTGGATATGATAGTTTGAAAAGCTACGGTAAAAATAAAGCGCCCTTCTCTGGTTTGCATTGCAGGAATAGCGCCAACTGGCTTCATGTGTGTAATTTTATCAGTTTTATATTCTGTTAACATACTTTGACGGATGGCGTCGGCAAGGTCTTCCACTTCACTGATATTTGCGTCATTCCGCGCCGAAATAACCAGGATGCGGAAATAATCACGGGTTATTGCTTCCTCACCAGCCGCGCCGCCGTTTTGCTGGATAACAATGTATCGGTCGTTATTCGAATTGGATTTTTCATTCCAGAAACGGGCCTGCAAAATATAGCCTTTATCGTACCCGTGGGATTTAATCCAATCCCTTATTTCGTCGTATACTTCGCTGCGTTTCATGTTTTGTAACCTTCTACAATCTCTTTATAAATATCGTCAGCGTTGTTTGGATCTTCGAATGCCGTGCGCAAAAATTCCGGCTCCGCGTTTGGGTCCCAATATTTACCTTTTCCAGTACCGCCGCCGAATTCAACCCCTTCGCTAGTCTTGCCGAAATGTTCGCGCGGCTGTCCTTTTAATTTACCTGGCATATTGTGCACCCATTCAGCATACCGGGCCGTATATCCCAGCCGTAACTGCATACCCTCCGCCGTGCTACCTATATACTGAAATTGGCTGTTAATTAAAAAACCCGTATCAACGGGGGTCATGTTCGCCGCGAAGCCACCAGCCAGCATCCCTACTCGCCATAACACCTCATGAGTTTTCTTATCTGTGATTTCCTTTAGCTCCTGCTTTAATCGCTCCCTGACACGTTTAACACCCTTGATAGGCATGATTAACCCCCTGTCACGATCTTATAATCCGGCATGTCGTTAAACATGCTCATATCCCATTCAACGATTCCGGTTATAACGTTCGCACCTGCCGCCAGCGGGTCGGAAATATCAGTAGTGTCGCCAGTGGCAATCATCCAGCCTTTTTCCGGGCGCTGCACTGGCTGCATATTGTGAAGCAGTTCGGTAAATACAGTTATTGTATTGCTAACCTCATTGCCGTTTGTGTCTGTTGCAGTGCCGTCTGTGCGCTCCCATGAGCAATCAATCAGGTATGGTGCACCGTATACATCGGAGTTTGTCCAGTCGTCACGCGTTACGGGGTAAATGGTGGCTAATGCCTTGTAGCTGAATCGCGCGATCTTACTCATAGCCATAGCTCCATTTAACAATTTTCGGATGAGTTTTCGCCACGCGCGGGCAAAGAATTACCCACTGACCAGCATCATTGAGATAGGCTGCCACCTGTCGCCCGGTGTCTGTCTTCACCCATACGCGGGTAAACAGTTTCGGTAATACCGGATCCGGTAGTGTTATGTCGTTCCACATGGTTACATCCTCCCACTCTTACCGATCCATAGTCCGGCGTGCGCGGTGTTATCAGGATCAGCCGGAATCAGTTCAGCTGTGCAATGCTGCTTGTCCAGGGAGTAAAGCAACGAATAGGCCGCCTTCCATCTTTTACTGAAATCGACATAGCTGTAGGACTGGCTTGCACCGTTCGGCCCGGACTGCGAGGAAACGTATCTGGCAACCTGACTTAGCCCTAACAGGCCAATGAGATAAAGCTGGATTAATGTTGCGGTGGAGGCCGGATAGTTGGCATCAAGGCATTCATTAACGCTATTTGCCTGCTCCACCAGCAAGGATAAAATTACATCGGGTATTTCCACACCCTGGCTTTCAAGATATTCCCGTGCCTGTTGTGTAGTAACCATTTTGTTTTCTCCACATACAAAAAAAATCCCCGGCATCGCGCCGGGGAGTTACAGGAAATACGAAATTATTTGTGACCGTAAACAACACCGGAACGGCCCAGCATGTCGCAGGTGATTTGTAAGCCTTCGGCAGACATAATTTTGAAGTTGTAGTTATCGGTAGGCGTGGTGCGCGGCAGAGGCACTACGCCAGTAGTCATACCAACCAGCGGGGTAATGACGTTGCGGCGGCGTTGATAGGCAATGAACTCGTTGCCTTTCAGTGCATAGGTCTGACGGATTTCTTTAACCGGAATGAACGGTTTAACGATATTCAGAACACTGCCTACGACAGTCCCGTTTGCAATGTGCGGCGCTGCCAGGTTAGCCATAATTTCAGGTGACACCCACATGAGATCATACTGGTCAACGCGGTTGTTGCGGGCCATAACACCGAATGCACCAGTGGTGAAGAATTTGATGAGAGCATCGAATCCGTCAGTGGTGAGATCTTCGGAGGTCATGACTAGTTGCTGGGTATTGCGGTGATTTTTAATACCCTGGCCAGGTTTACCGTTGACGTTGATTTTTGCGTTACCGTTAAGGTAATAATCAACGCGGGCCTTGTTGAATTTTTGCAGTTTCAGGCGCTGGCTATCCAGTGCAAGGTCAATACCAACAGTTTTCAGACCTTCGGAATGACGCCAGTTGACACCGTAACCCGCTGTGAACATCGGGATCGGGTCGCCATCGCTGCCATATTCAGTGTGATCGAAGCCATGCGGGGCTTGACCATCGATACTAACGACAACTTCATCGTTAATATCACCGGATACGCTGTACATTTTCTCGGTTTTACCGATTGACAATACGGTTTGCACAGCCATCAAATCGTTTACGATTTCAATACCAGTCTCTTCGGTGCTCATTTCGATAATCTGGTTATCGATAGCTTTCCAGAACTCCTGATCGAAGCCGCCAACGGCATTACATGCCAGGATGTCAGCGGTCATGTTTGCCATATTTGCGGCAATAAGAGCGCCGTCCTGATCATTGAACATGTTGCGCTGCGCCCAAAGGTGATCCCACTGGGCACGAATGCGGCTGTTGGTAGCAAGGTTGTGTTTATTAAACAACATAGTTTTTCACCTCTTATTATTATGCAACGCGGACACGTACAAAATCAGCCGCTTCAAGGGTTACAGCTTCCTGGCAGAAAGCGAAAACCGGATCGGCAGGGTCACCAGTTGCTGCGACCTTAAAGCCATCAGCACCAATGGTGATACCAGCGTCTTTGGTGTAAGTGCCAGCCGGAAGCAGGATTGCGAATTCGCGTCCTTCTTCTGCGTAGTCAGCGACCACGGAATGACCAACCGGGATCGCATCTTCAATGCCTAATCCTTCATGGTATGCTGGATTAACAACATAAATACGGCCTACGGTATCGGTGGCGGCAACGAATTTACCAGCCGTCATTTTTACCGGGGTGCCTGGTTTAAGCTCTGCGGCAGATACTGCGGTTTCGGTAATAGATTTACCGTCAATATTCACACGACGAAAACGGGCCATAATTCACCTCTTATGCGAAATAGTTGTTAATGTCAGGGGTAGCAGGTTTATTTCCACCAGCGGCTGAGTTTGCTGCCATTGGTGCTGCTTTACCCAGGGATTTAAACATTGCTTCTAACGCTTCACCGCTTAATGCGTTAGCAACAATTTCGCCGTGTACTTTCGCAACTGCGGCGCGTTTTTCTGCTACTTCTTTATTTGCGTTTGCTGCGATCTCTTCTTTGATCGCTTTCTGATTGGTCTGTAATTCTTCAACGCTTGCGTTAACTGGTTTCAGCGCTTCAGTCACTGCATTAGCGATATTAGCGGCTAAACCTTCGTTAATTTCTTTTACCAGTTCGGCGCGTTCTTCTTTGGTCAAAGGCATGGGATCGTCCTCCGATTTATTGGCCTTAATTTTTTCATTCAGGGAGAAAAGATTAGAAAGGTGTTCAGCGAACTGCGTAAACCAGGATTTACTTTCCTCGTTGGTTGCAAGCTCGCCATTATTGAGAATAATTTTATCAGCCTGTTTTTCATATGCGCAAACTTGAGCACTTTCAGTATTAGTGGCGATCGTCACTTCTTTATCAGTGAAGTCCACCACATACACATAATCGGCATCAGGGAATAATTCCCGCGCGGCGTCGGTTAATTGTTTCTCAAGTGTGCGGTAGCTGTTTTCTTTCATTGCCACCGCCATTAACGGTTTCGCCTGGTCTGTATTAACCATCAGGCCAACGCCTTGCTCTGGTGAAGCGGCTGGCGGCTCATGCAGCAAAATAGCGTCATGGTCGATAGACATGATTTTCACCACATGGTCGGCACCCTGGGCTTTCATCTCTTCAGTAGCTGGCATACGTTGACGATATACAGCGACGGATGACCAGATCGGATCTTTGCTTTCTCCTTTCTCCAGTGCTTCAAGTCTGCTTAATAATTCGCGGCCTTGCTCTGAATGGCTGGCGGTTTCAACATCCACCCATTTTTCCACATAAACACGATTGCCGCGTAATTCAACGTTTCTGTTCCACGCTCCACAAAAACCCGTGTTTAATCCTTCCGGGCTAAATGCGGAAACAAATTTACCGTCCACGGTAGGATGACCCAGCGGGGCAAGCGTACCCTCCAGTGACTGGTAATTAGCGATAATTTCAGCTTCCGGGTAATATTCCCGATTCATTACGATGTTAAATGGTAGTGTATATGACGGGACAACGATATGCTCGCGACCGTTGTATGTTTCACGGCGTATGGTATTAGCGGTTAATTTGGTATTAACCTGAATCAATTCTTTACTCACGGTTTTACTCCCAATCTTCGCCATATTTAGCGTGCGCAACCTTATAGTTTTCTTGCGCCCGAACTAATATTCGTTTGTTTAATATGTTACCGTCTTCGTCAACCAATACGGTAATCGTGCTACATTTGCAGTTAATTGAATTTGGGGATCTGCTCCACCATTCGCGCTGCTCATCTATGGTGTATGTTTTCCCGTGCCGCTGCGCGTGCGATAGCCTGGTAGTCGGTGACAATGCCGAAATGTGCATTTGCATAGTGCGCAGATTAAGCTCTTCTGTCGCTGCTTCTGCCTCATCCATACGCGCTGTGCGTAACGCTGTGCATATTTCAGTTCGGGCAATACGTTTGCACCTGTATAGCGGCAATTGCGTTTCCTGCTGCAATGTGCGCGCTATTTCCAGTGGATTTAAACCACGGGCCATACCTTCGGTTAATCGCCGGGCCATATCCTTCTTGATCTGTGCTGTTAGCCCGCGCATTTCCTCAAATACACGGGTACGAACAAGGGCAAGGCGCGTGCGGTAAGTCGTACTTGATAGCACGGCGGATACATCAGGATAAGCGCTTGAGTAAGTAACAGACTGGTTGGCAAGGTTGGCGTATTCCTGTGCCGTGCCGCGCTGATATGCCACCTTCACGTATTCCTGCCAAAACCAAAAACTTTCCGGGTCGGTTAGCTCGAATATCTCATCAATCATGTCGCTGGCGTCCTCCAGCATGTCGTGCAATTCATCCATGTAAATCTGGAAGGTGTATTTTTTATTAACAGCCAGGCTATATTGTATTCTGTCCAGTATGGCGATATATGGATCGGCTATTTTCTTCAGGCAGGATTTGAAACGCTTAATAGCTCCCGACCGTAACTTACCTGTCATGGTTGGGTCTTCGGTGTTAGATGGCATTATCGCGGCGGGAGGTATTCGCCTGATTATTTTCTTCACCTTCATCATCGTTTTCCTCGTCTTCCAGTTCTACTTCACTAGCTGGGCCATCGTATCCGGCAGCTTCGCGGATCTCGTCACCGCTAAATATTTCCTCACCAGTAGCAAGACAAGCCTGATTGATTTGCGCCATTTTGTGTGCCGCTTCCAGTAGCTCGGCTTTTGTCATGGCGTTAAGGTCATCCCATAAAACTGATACATCGACTGGCATACTGATAAGGCGGAGATCTGCCATCTTGCGGAATAGTTCCTCAAGCTCGCCTCCTATTTCCTCGCGGCGGGTCATACAGCGATTATTGAAGTAGCGGAGGTCTTCAGTTGATGCGCGTTCACCCTGCTGATTCCCAACCAGGATACGCGTCGGGATGTCGATACCAGCGGCGGCAGTTTGCAGGTTGACATCATAGGTTGCAGATGGATCGGCTACGGCAGTTACCAGCGGGCTAACACTTGCCCCTTGTAATGCCATCATCACATCATTACCCCTGTTCATTTCTGCTGCTGCCTCGTTGAATTTCTCGCGTAGCTCTGTAACGTCGCAATCGTATGTTGCAGCCAGGGAACGGAAATCAATCTCTTTATCGAACGAGATAGCCAGTTGACGAGCGGCATTTTTCAGGAATGACTCACCGCTACCGCCTTCCACTTTCTCCAGCGAAACGAAAGCGTTATAGGACGGCTCAAGGAAAGCGATAGCATCATCAGAATAATCACCGAAGATAAAGATACGGTCTGGATGAATCTTTCTTGCTATGGTCTTACTGTTGATGCGCTCCTTGTATTCCCACCATGTCGGCAGGCCATAGTTTTCTTTATCCGGGTTTTCTTCGAAGTCCTTCGGCGTAAGAGCACCAGCCCACACAGGGGTGAATTTGGCAATGCCTACGCCTTTTGTTACTGGCTGATCCCACGGCTGATTATCTCTGACATGAATTAACAGGCCCGCATAACGACCGATGAGGCGGCGGCGATCGCATTCAGCTATGACGCGCCAGAAACGATTATCAAATTGCTTTTTAATTTCTCTTTCCCACGGCGTTTCCGTTTCTGCTTTCTCGTCTTCCGTACCTTCAATCAGCGTTGGCCTGGTGCGCCAGCACGTAGTAATGATCTTCTCAATAGCACCGTGAGCGATACCACCGCGACGATACAGCTTGTAAAGATCTTCATAGGTGATTTCTTCTTTGAATCCGTATTCACTCCACGCAGCGTCACGTTTTGCATCAATACCCATTGAGAATGGGTTAGCGGCTGCATAGCGGGCAAAGGCCGCCTGGCGTTGTGACAAGGCAGCATTAACCGCCAATTCTAAATTGGATGGCATAATGTTTACTCCTGAATACATGTTTACGCGTTGCTACGCGAAAAATATAAAAATTCGTGATGGATTGTGAGGCAGATTTTAAAATCCGCGCAGGCGCTTAGGTAACATGAGGCCAATTGCCTGTGGCTGGCTTAATTCAGTGATACCCCATACCATAGCGTCGAGTCGGTCAGGTGATTTTTTAGCGGTAGCTGGCACGTATTCCATCATTTGATTTTCCAGCGTGTACAGGCTGCCTGTGTGGGCCACCCTTCCTTGTGCATACAGTGCCGATATTGGCTCGGCGCGGGCGAATTTACCTTTGCTTGCGTGCACCTTAACAATGCGGCCTTTGAATCCGGCATTACGCAACGTGGCCTCTGCCATTTCGCCGCCCTGGTTGGTTTCTATAACTATCGCGTCAGCTTCATGGATGTTGTAAGCGTTCATTGATGCTTGCGCCCAGTCGTTAGGAGACATGCGGCCTGAGTAGTCACCGTCTACAGAATACTGTGCGTACTTGCCGCCACCATAAGCGGAACATGCCACGATCCCGGTTTCGTCTGACTCATCAGATGATGTTGTCGCCGGGTCGATGGCTATCACCGTGCGGATCTTGTCCTGAGTTATCTGCATCCGGTGCGCGGCGGTTATCATGGCTTCAGTCCATAACGCTCCTTCTTCGTCGAATTTACGCGGGCGCTGCATATACTGGGCCTCAAATGACCTTCTGTGTGCCTTCAGTCCGGCTTCATGGCTGTCATTGTGCTTTTTAGGCCATAGCCAGCCGTCTGGCAGGTTGTGAGCAATGGGAATAGCGAATTCGTTTTCCGGGTACAGATCCCAATAGTCGATGCTGTTGTCGATCTTCACTGGCAGGTTAAGGTGATACCACTTCTCACCGCTGCCGCCGCGTAACAGGTAGCCGGACAAATCATCGTAGTGGATGCGCTGCATGATGACGATGACAGGAGTCTCCTGTACAGCAAGACGTGACGCGAGCGTGTCGTTGTAGTTGTTCTTAACCTTATCCCGCATCACATCAGAGTAAGCGTCAGCGGGCTTTAATGGGTCGTCGATAATTAACGCGCCGTTGAAGCCTGGCTCCATGTAACCAGCACGAAAACCCGTGATCTGACCGTGTGACGATGCGGCATATATCCCGCCGCCCTGTTCCGTCCACCACATTGATTTGGAGTTGGCATCATTGCGGATCTTCATAGGCCACATTGCTTGATACTCTGGCGAGCAAATCATATTTCTGACTGTCGATGAATTGAGTAATGCGAGGTTGTCGGAATAGGAGACGTGAAGAAAACGCGTGCGGGGATTTATTGCGAGGGACCGCGCCATCATATTGATAGTTGCGATCATGGTCTTGCCGTACCCTGGGGGAATGTTAATGATGAGGCGGGTAATCTCACCATTGATAACGCGTTGCAGTGCATCGCGGATAGCTATGTGATGGCCTGAGACAAACATCTTCGTACCGTTTGCTTGCTTGTAGAAATAGCGGTTGAAGAACAGGCCATCGTTTTCACATTTGGATTGTATAATCCTTTCTTTAAGCGACAACATAATCACACCTCGTCTTCTACTTCCTGGACGATGCGGGCGATCTCTTCTTTCGTGACTTCAACCTGGACGGGCGCTTCTTCCTTGTTGCCGACGATCTCCTGTGTGACGCGTTCGCCGTATTTGCGCGGTTGCAGTTTTGCCAGTAACCATTTACGCGTTTCAATCATTAGTTGGTGGCGGCGTAGTTGGTCTTTATCAACGTTCTTAGCATCATCAGCTATATCGAGGATCTCATCAGCTAATACCTCGAAGCCGATTTCCTTCGCGCGCATGTACATGTCCGAGAATTCCGGCACGTCTCTAAACCATTTCAGGATTGTGGAACGGGTAGGCATACCAGGCATTTTCGAAATTTTGTTAACGCTCTGACCGTCCGCTACCAGTTCACAGATTTCTAACGCCTTTTCTTCGGTATAACCATGCGGACGGCCCACCTTTTTAGCGGCTGGCTTTTTATCGTCAGCCTTTGCCTTTTTAGTGCGGGCCATATTTCACCTCTCAATATTTATTGATGATATATACGCAAGCAACAAAACTTGCACAGTATGTTAATACTTCCAACCAGTCGAATAGCTCTTTCATTGTTTACCCTTGAATCTCTGTTTTGCTTCTTTGTAAATAAGCCCGGTAATCATTACGATCACGTATACGCATAACAGTAACGCGGCAATAAGCAGACCCGCGCAAACCAAGAACATTAACAGATCGATAAACTCAAACATGATTGCCTCTTTACATAATCGTAAGCGCCCAGGTAATAAGGACGATAGCTAAAACCATATAGATGAAATCTGACTCTCTCATGTTGTCCACCTTGCTTACGCGAAGAAAACAATAACAGTTAACAGCGAACTTATAGCTATGATTAAGAAATCACGGTCAGACATTGATAATTACCAAGATAATAAATAACGCAACTGTACACACGATCAACATAATATCAATAGCGTTCATTCGCTCACCTACTGAGTCAGTGCGGTCATGGTGATAACAATCGCAACGATCAGGAAAAAGAAATCAAGCCATTTCATTTTTTAAACTCCCGATAAACATCAACAGCAATGACTACAACTACAGCCACCAGCAATAGCATTTCGTATGCGTTCATTTGATGCTACCCATAACAAGGCCGATGATGATAATTATGGCGACAGTGCCTAACATCATTCCGCACATAATAGCCAGCAATTCGAATATATCCATGCCGCCACCTATACGACATTCTTCCACCAGAAATAGATAATGACGGCGACCAACGACCACCAGATGAGATCGTAAATATTCATGTGAACACCTTTAGCTTTCAATGAATATCATGATCGCCAGCCATACAGCGACGCATAAGGAAAGGATAACGAGCGGGTCTACCATAATTCACCTTTACCAAATAGAATTACGATAATCAGTTCAGCTATAAAGGCAGCGACGAACAACCACGCAAGGCATAGATCAATAAAGTCCATGATAGCACCTAGCATTTACTCTTTGTGGCTACCAGCACAGCGATAACAAAGCATACCAGGAATACAGAAACACCGATCAATCCGGCTATTGTGTAAGTGTCCATGTCATTACTCCCCCACCAGCAATATTACAGCCGCAGCCATTCCGATAAATAAACCCAACAGGAAAGTAACCATAATCACCCCAGTTTAAAGCTCATTACACGAGGTACAAGCGCTTCTTTTGTTTTCGGCTTACGTTTGCCTTTCTTCGCGGGTTTTTCTTCTTCCTTCGGCTGTTCTGCCTGTTCTAATGCCTGCTCAACGACTTCAGCCGCCTGCATTGCTGCAACCTGTGCTTCGTTTGATTCAGCCAGGATCGGGAAAAATGCATCAAAGATGCGGCCTACCATGTAAGCGTAAGTCTCATTCGCCGGATGAGATGGATCAGTGGTAGCCACGACGCCTACATCGCTTAAAACGTGAAATGTAGTGTGTGCCGCTTCATGGACCAGTGTTCCTAACTCATTGTCGAATACTGCGATCACGTAGAAGTTACCGCCTTTCTCGCCAGTGCAAGTAAGCGTCAATCCTCCTGCCAGTTCGAAATCAGGTTCGATCGGAATTCCTGCCTTTTCGCAAAATTCATAAAACATCTCGCGGGTCGGGCAAAAGAAAACGGTTGTATGCTCAAAGAGCGGTACTTTGAATTGAGGCAATTTAATGCCTTTAGCCTTAGCCATCAGAATAATCTCCTATTCTGAAAAATATAACCCCCGCAAAACTCGACACCGCAGGGAGTGAAAACAGCTATAAAACACTGAAAACGGCGCTTAATCAGTACCGTTTCCAGAATTTTATAAAATTGGTGAATGGCGCTTTCTTCTACCCAGGTAGCGCCGACCTGTTAATGGGACTGTTGATCCGGTATTACGTGTTTTTGACTTTTCCGCCGTCGCTCGCGGGAAGGATTGGCCCGGTTATGGCTGGCTGGCGGAAACGGCGACACGTCCACGCGCTGTTATTCTTTGCGTATGCACTGCGTCTTGATGTAGTCCTGCAATCCGGTGATCTTCGCGTCTTTCTCTTTTAGTTGTTCTCTGAGGGATAGATAAGCCGATTCAGCGTCGGGAGTGAGTCTACAGGCGGCTCCATCAATGCTGCTGGCGGTTCCGGTGGCGTCTGACACTCGCACGGGTATTGCGTTGACGTGCAACCGGATAGCACCGCTATCAATACCAGCACGCAGATCAGCAATGTCAGATCTGATAGCTTTAATTTCATCGTGATACCTCTTATCAAGTTTTGACAGTTCGGCGTTTCGCTCCTTCATCTGCTGAATAGTGTTACTTGCTGTTTTTAGTGCGCCCTGCGTAGTAGTTAGCTCGCTTTGCATTGTGTTTATCACTGACTGGCAGTGACTAAGCGCGGCAACAAGCCCAACAACGACACAAACGATAGCGGCGATGATTAACGTCTTCACCTTGTCCATGTTTCACCCCATTCGCAAACGGCATATTCAACATCACGGCGGTTAACCAGGCCTTGCCACTTCTTACCGCCAGCGTATACCCAGCGTTTAAGCTGTGCGCACGCCTCTGATTTCTTGCCGTCATTGAGTAGCTTCAATAAGGTTGATGTTTTGAAGTTGGTAGCGCCTACGTTATAGGCGAATGAATAAAGCGCCGCGCGGGCAAAATCTGATATTTCGACTTTAATATATGGGTCAATCGCTTTTGCGGTTTTGTGGAGATCCTTGTTTAACAAAGCATCGCATTCTGATTGCGTGTAAGTCTTACCAAGCATGATGTCTTTTCCGGTGTGACCATAGCAAACTGTCCATACGCCGATAACATCACGATAGGGATCGTACTCCACGCCCTCTAATGGTTTAACCATCACAGCCGCAATAGCGATCGCCCCACCAGCCGCCGCAGCAATAATCTTATTCTTCAGCGATTGGCTAATCATGTTACTTATTCCCCATTCGCGCGTCGTGTTCCTCTTGCGCTCGCTTGTTCTCCTGTGATTTGAAGTAATAGTTAACGGCAAATGTGCCTATGGTTGATAAGATACCCACAAAGACGGCAATATCATTGATGGTTATCGCGCCGAAAAAAGCAGTTACGGCCCCAGTCACATACGCGCACGCCTCCCGTATTCTGTCGAACATAGATTTACCTCCAACAAAGCAAAAACCCGGCGCGGTGCCGGGTAATTACAATTTCGCATTGTTAGGAAATATTTTAATCTATTTGTTTTTTATGCGCGATTATGGTTACAAATCACCAACCTTGCGCCAGTATCTATGATTAACCATCGTGATAACTTCTTTCGCTGTCATAGGTAAAAATGGCTCATGCCACCGATCAAGACTACCGAGGCGCATCAAAACGTGCTCACCTTCGAGGCGGTAATAAGCTCGCGTAGCCAATGACTGATAAACGCCATCATATTCATGGTCGCTATTTCCCATTTTTACGCTCCTTAATGGCTCGCCTGATTTGCTCTGCCGTAGCGTCGAAGAAAGCGATAAAAAACAGTCACAGGCCAAAAAGGAATCTCAAGTCCACCAGGTTCGGCACCGCTAAACTTAATAAAACATGACATCAGGATCGCGCCAGCGATATAAAGCAAAACAATCACAGCTATAAGGCATTCAATCATCTTCACCCCCAAGATCGTGATAAATATCGTTAGGGTCTTCACCATGTTCCTCGCAAAAACGCTCAAATAGCGCCCAATTTTCAGAAAGAAACATGATTAATAAATTTTTATACCACTCTTCCATTTAATCATCCTCATCGTCTTCATGTTCAGCCAGGAACTCATCAACCACGCGGTAAGTTACTGGCGGGGTGTATTCGAAATCATCAGAATCGAGATCAAGCGTCCGGCTGTCGCCGTCATCGTCCAGCGTGTTCATCCCTAATTCACCGAAAGGGCCGTAACCAATACAGCCAAAGTATTCGTGTCCAGTAGTAAAGCCAGGGTATTCGCCTTTGCACCTGATCTTGTATAGCTTACTTGATGCGCTCAATTTCAATTCCCCCTTCTTCTCCTTCAGTCATTTTGTATTCTGCCGCCAGTTCAGCCCCAACCAATTCAACATCAATTTCACCTATTCCAGGGAACGCCAGATAGGCAAAAATAAGGCTTTTAATTCTATTCAGGTCTTCAAGATGGTCTGCATTAAAAGGCGGTTCAGTTACATGGAAGCATTTAACGTGCGTGTCGTCTTCAATGGCTACACGGAAACATGCGCCAGGTTGTCCGGCGAATTGTCCTAATCTTTCCTCGTTCTGGAGAGTTCCACGGAAAACTTTAACGCTGATAAATTTACTCATTGTTTATTCTCCTTCGTAAAGAGTCGTCACCAGTTCGGCGTCAATTAGCGTGTTATGATCTGTATAAAACCCGTGGCGCATTGCGAAAGCTATTTCACCAGCCATTTTTCGCCACATAGGGAGAGATTCATTCAAGTATGTTTTTTCCAATTCCTCATTGTATGCCAGTTCATAAAAACGCCCACGATTAACATCTTCAATGACGCGGCTGTATTCACCATCAATCCTACTAACTCCGCGCCATAGTCTAAATACAACCATAATTAATACTCCGCGCCAGGTAGGGATCTTGCCGTTTCTACACAACTGCTATTAAAAACATCATTTGCTATTTCGTTTAAAAGATCAGAATCATCGTAACCGCGTTTGATGAAATGAAGTTGGTTAACCGTCAATATTCTGTCTTTATCAGTGATATATAACCAGTCACCACGCTTGCCAACTATGGTATGAACAGTTCCTGCACTATCTTTAAATTCGTATTTGCAGAAAACATCATCGTTAGGGACTTCAACAAAACAGCACGCAATAAATTTAGCGCTTTTCATAATTACACCATTCTGATTTAATGGGGCCATCCGGCCCCGTGTTTTATTCTTCTTCGTCCCCCTTGAATCCTAAACACTCCGCGTATTCGTCAATGCTTAATGCTTCTTCACCTGGTGCCAGTTCTTCAAAATAGCGGGCATATAACTCAAAAACCCAGGCAGGATATTTAGCGTTTGCGTTCATTTTCTTGTCTCCCCTTCCGTCTTTCCTTGACTTATATATAACAAAACGGCACTGCCGTAACAATGCCATTTTGTAAACTTTGCGGGGTAGATCACATTTTCCCTTCGTTCAAAACTTCTGTTAACGTAATCCCGCCATGATAGAAGATCGATTGTTCAGGAAGTAGCTTAAGCCACTTCTCAAGGTATTCCGGTTCCTCCGCCGCCGCTTTCCTGATAATCCCGTTACTCTTCTTAGGGCAAAACATGCAGTTACCACAATTTGGCGGGATATCCAGATCAATAGGCTGGCGCTTCCAGAATTCCAGGATCTCCGGCTTTGTCGCCTGGTCGATGTCGCATAGGTAACGAATGTTTTTGCGGGTTTTTGCCCGTTTCGACTCGTCCGCACGGATACCGACCCACCTGTCATACTTCCCGCGACCGTAAATAGAATTACAATAATTGTTGTAGCAACGCTCCTTAAGGCGATCCCCTTTGCACCTGTTGCACCCAAGCATAGGCCGACCATCAAGATAACGCGCCAGGCGTAGCATCGGCACGAAATCAGGGCCAATATCATAAACGCTTAATATCTCAAACCCCCACCGACCAGCACCGATCCGGCTAGTGCCTGGAGGCGGAACGGCACGCAGGCAAGTAACATCAATTCCGTATTCTTCGCTAAAGTCACGTATAAAACGATATGTGCCGGGGTGTTCCGCTCCGGTATCGCAATAAATAACCTCCGCGTCATGGTGAAGCTCTAATACCTTCAATACCATATAGGCTGACGTGCGCCCGCCGCTAAACGATATTGTTTGATGGTTCATGTAACTACCTCCAAAAACCTACAATTTTTTCGTTAATCCATTTTTCGTCATCCTCTGGCGCTTTACCTTTCACAACTTGCATGACCTTACCTTCTTTTGCGGCTTCATTGTTAAAGTACATCATCACTACGTACCAGGTATGAGGTGCTAAATCCCACTCCTTACAGAAGCACTCACGATTAATTTTTATATTGCGTTTCATCTTTCTATCCCCCACCACGCTCATTTCCTTTGATTCCTGTATACCAAAACGGCAGCTGCTGAACAATGCCGTTTTGTATACTTTGTGTGGAAGATCAAGTTTATTTATGAAAACGACATTACCACTTAACGAAACGCGCCATTACACGATTATCAAAACTACCCTTAACAACCCCTTTTGCATGATCTCCGTAAAATTGCCACGCATCGCCATCATTATCTTTTACATAATGAATACCGCCAGCACCGCGCTTGCACCCATTAAGAAGATCAACGCTATATAGTTCGCCAGTAGTAAAGCACGAAGTGTCAGAATAAACGCATCTTGCAAACATAATCAGAAAACCCCTTTATAATCGACAGTATATTTTGCTATCAGATTCCAGTCGCAATAATTAAGCATATCGCGCGGTTGCCAGCCTTTCATGCCGACCGCCCGCCGCGCTGCGCTACGGCGATAATCATCGTTATAGTCAGCTATGCACCACGGCTGGAGAACAAACATGTAATTAGCCTCATTAACCAGGATAACTACCCGTTTCCCTGTTGCCTTGTCTTTTGCTCTGAAATAGTTCACTTTCACTTTCATTTTAATACCTCGTCGATCAACATTTCTTCCTCAATGTTAGCCGGACGTTTACGGAATACCCCTGCGAAGACAAGATCTTCCAGTAAGTCTTTATGCTTAAATAACCACTCTTTCATTATTACCCCGTCGTCACTGCGATATACGACGCCGTTTTTCAGGAAATAAAAAGTGCGAGTATTTGTCTGAAGGTATAGATCTTCGTAAACGTCCATGATATTAACCCTCGACTACTTGCAGCCCGCGCCCCTTGTCGCCTACGAACTCTGCCAGGCTGAACGTATACGACCACGCCGGATTGATGTAATGGTCATCAGCGCCAGCGGCTATTAGATCAGCACCGTTAATCATGCAAGTAACATTATCACTATGAACCACTTTCACGACCTTACCAACAACCTGTTTCAGTGACGGATAACCGTGATCGTGCAAGAATTTAACTTTCATATTTCTTTCCCTTGTAAGTAACAGCATCAGTGACCAACAATACCGCCAGCATTTCACCGTCATGTAATGGGTCTGGAATAGCAAAAAATATGTCGCTGTTTTTGTCAGGCACTACAACGCGCATATTTCCCTGTTTATCTTCATGCACGAACCACGGCTTTTCGTGTGGCTCAAACATGCCAAAAAGCAATTTAAGATCTATCTCTTCGCCCTTCGTGAATAACGAAACATCCGTTGTAGCTATAACTAACGCTTTCTGATCTGCTGCTTTCTTCGTTCTCATTCTTCTGCCTCCCAGCGCTCGATGCTGATTAAAAAGTCCCGGATAGCGTGTCGCTCGTCGCGCGTTGGTTTACGTTTCCGGTAGATCCTGAAATCGAACCATTCTTTTTCCTGCTCAAAATCCAGGTCGTAAGCAAGCGCCTCAATGTAACCGCATTCGTGATACTGGTACGCAACGCCAGCACGAACAAAAAAGCGGGTTTTATCCCGCTTGTGCTCATAGATACGCATATCAACCCCGTTATGCAGTTGTGTAGCTGTCAACCAGCTTTTCATCTTTCATTCTGGCAAGCTGTGCGATGTTCATCGTGTAGCCGCCATCAGCGAAAAGCAATTCCGCCGCCGCGCGGCGAAAAGCAATATCATCATGGTTACGTGTCCATGTAGCGATCACAACGCGTTTCCCGTTAGTGGCGAACATAGACAATTCGTTATCAACAACGTCGATAGCCTGCCAGATTTTTAATTCCATGATTTATCCCCGTAGATCTTGAATAGTTCGCGCTCTTCCTGATCTTCAAATATCTTCATATGCAGGTCATGCAGGCGGCGCATTGTGCGGAAGCGTGGCCTAAATTCCTGGTTTCTTTTAATGAACTTACCACCAATTGAATAAATATGACCGTATGAATACCATCTATTACCCACCCAAATTAGATATTCTTCACCATCATAATTAAATCTGATTGTAAGCTCGTCAACCTCCATTATTAAGCCTTTATCGAGGATGTCATTTAGCATATCATCCCATTCTTTGAGGAATGGTTGTTGATAAAAACCGAAAAGAGTATTTACAGCGTGGCAAAGGTAATCAAGGATTATTTGCATATTATCACCACATCATATAATAAACGTTATCGTTAGCTACTTCGTCGGCTTGTTCTTGTGTTAATAGCGGCGCACTTTCCATAAAAGCATCAGAATAATGCCACTCATAAACAAGCATACGCGCCCATTTGCGGCGCTGGCGTTTATTGTGTCGCAGATCATCAAAAGCCTTTAATGCTTTGTCGTATGCCCTTACAAGGCGCTTACGGTTACTTTTCATTTTTCACCTCTTAGCATCCAATTCACATCACATTTAATTGCGAATACCTTAACAGGATCAGGGCCGAACAATGGATGTGTGATAGTTTTTACTTCGTACCCAAAATAAGGAAGGTTAATAATCCTGTGTTTTTCGTGGTTGGCAGGGTATCCCCATTTAATAATCAGGCGTTCATATTCCCGCCCTTCCAGACGTTTACGCCAATAGTCATTATAAATCCGGTATTCCTCCACCTTCTTTCCAGTCCATATGGCGTGGAAATATTCCCCTTTCAGATTCAAATGCAGGTCTTTACTTGCCATCGCTATGATCCTGTAAACAGTCGTTATAGCCTTCGATGTATCCGGTTAATCCGGTATTACTCACTGACCATTCAGCCGAACGGCGCTTGATGGCCTCGTCCATCGTGATTTCACCTTTGCGATGACATCCGGCATCAATATAGCGGTTAACAACCGAAGATAGCCGCCCGCGTAGCTGTTGTGTTCCGGCGTAATATCGGGCCGTATCCGCAAGTTCGTTAATCAACTGGCGGTAAATATGTTCTTTTAATTTAGGCTTCATTATCGTCACCACGCTTGTAAATTTTGACAGGCTTAATAGGGATGGCTGGCAATTCGCCTTCATTTAACGCGCTTGCCATACCCAATATTAAACGCGCTTCCGCACCAGTGACTTTCTTACACCATGCGCCGCCTGTTTTATCTTCGAACAAGATAACAGCAAACTGATCGTTTATTTCCAGCTTATCCATTATTCACCCCGTGTCACTCGTTTGATCTCGCTTTCCGCGCGGGCCTCTTCTTTGAATAGCTCCGCTATGGCGTCTTCATAGAAAACCCGGTATTTCTTCCACCATGTTGATCGGCTTACCGGGAAAACAAGCTGATTAACCGCCTGCCGGACGAGATCTACCGGGAAACGCGAGTACCCGCGCCCGCCGCAATGCTGGCACGTTTTAAACACTGGCATTTCCGCCGCTTCGCTGGCTGTTTTATCCGGTACTTCGCCGCGCCCCTTGCATTGTTTACAATGATTGCGAACTTTCCCATGCCCCTTGCATTTTTTGCAAAGGTGTTTTTCTCCGTAGTCGTCAAACGTAAATTTATATCCGCCGCACTCCATACAAGTTTTTTCCGTCGCGGCGCTTTGGCAATAATCCCGAAACGCGAAAACGGCAACAAGAATAATGAGATCATTGCGTTTGGCCTCGTCCAGTTCCATAACGTATTCATAATCTTTTGCCATAGCCCTTAAACGCTCTGTAAGCAAAACTACGGCCTTATGTTTTTCGGCTTGTGATAGTTCCATCTTCCCTAAAAAAGCGCTATAACCAAGCTCTACGCGCGATTGCGCCATGCCTGCTGCAGTTAGCGCATCAGTAGTATTAAGCGCATCCGGGGACGTTCCCCGGCTTTCATCTGACAAACGCGGTGATTTCGGGAAGTGGAATTTAAGAATTGATTCCAGATTCATTATTTGCCCCCGTAACGAGCAATAAGGTGTTTACGATCAGAAATAGACTGAACTAACTTTCTCTCAAGCTCTTTCAGCGCAAGTAATTCGCGCATATGAAAAGCCTGGATTTGTCGGACTGTAGCTAAATCATGCTCGTCACGCTGAATATCTATTTGCAGATCTTTAATTTCGTTTTTCATTGCTCACCCCACATATTAGTCGCGTATTCGTCAATATCCGGTAGCAGGTCGCCGCGCTCGCGTACCTTAATAAACAATCGCCCGCCTTTTGCCTTCCGGCAGCGAACAATTTTTATAGAATCGATCTGACCGTCGTCGATCCAGAATCCGGCATAAGTAAGGCTATCAAAAAGGCATTTGGGGATATTATCCAGATCTCTGATCCGGTTGTCCGGCGGCGCGGCATAGATGGCTATTGCCAGTCGGCAAGATAGGTTGATGTTTAAACTTAATAACTCGATGATGTCTCTTACTTGCTCCCGGTATTCCTTCCCCACTTTGCTGATATAGTGAAAACCGCGCGAATGTCGGTAATAGCGATTATTCGATGGCGGGTAAGGCAGGCTAAAAGAATATTCATTCATGCTGCCTTTCTCCTTAAGGCGTCCAATTTAGCCTGATAGATGTTTATTAGCTCCTTACATTCTGCGATCGTCCATTTATGCGTATCATTGTTGTTTTCCAGCGCCACCACCCTGGCGAGGCCAATTTTTCGAATCAGTGCCGGGCGATACCCTCCTATGTTCCCGTCTAATGTCTGGTTGCAGTGCCTACATTGTTTATGGCAATTATCCTCGTTAAAGCGAAGATGTCCGGCGGCGGCTACCGTCCTGTAATGACCTGCATCCCACCCGCATTGCTCACCGTAGTAAGTCCCGCAAGATATACACGGCAAGCGCGCGTCACGTTCGCGAATATAGGCGTTAAATACATTTTGAACTTGTTTGATCCAATAACTACGCGGATTTAACTGTTTACGCTTCCGGTTGCGTTCTTCCCTCTGGCTGTCGCGGCGTTTCTTCCGCTCCATAGCCTTCATAGCCTTCTCACGGTCGCGGCATAGCTGGTCAAATTTAAGTTCTTCCAGACATTCATCACTGCACCACGTCTGATTGTGATATTTAGGCTCAAAAAAAACGCCGCAGCACTTGCAACGGCGTCTTATGGGTTTTTTAGGGTTTTGCATAAAAACCACCCCGATTATTTTTGATTCTCTGTTTCGTTCAGCCTTTCGGCGTGTCCGGCCATTAGCCAATGTTCTAAGCATTCGTTGCACTCGTTACAGCCTCCTTTCTTCGTGCTGCATACATTGCACATTGCACGCATAACGCTTTCTCGTTCATAGTCGTCATGCCATTGGTAATTATCAAAAGGCATAATGCTCTCTCCTTTTCAGGTGATTTCTACGCATTTCAGCGCTGCCGGATTTTTAAAGAGCATTTTGTTTGCTTGAAGTATACAAAACGGATACACCAGAACAAGGTGTAAAGCGCCATTATGTGACATTCATCACACAATGACGCCATTTTGTAAACTTCAGTCCGGCAAAACACGGTTAAGCGTCGTACGATTGATGGCCCGGTCGTTAGCCAGGAATACAGCACGGGCGAAGCCACGCGGCGTTAGTGAGCGGATCATCTTTGTTCGCTTTGATTTTCCGCCTAACTTCGCGTGCTGCTTACTGTCTTCCCATTCATCTGGCATCGGCACAGGACGGAATAGCGGCTGCTTAAATCCATTCCCGCACCAAATACAAGTTTTCTTCGTGTAGGCGTCGCGGTCGGCAATGTATTCCGGGAAAGCGGGATGCTTATCATCTTCCGGTAGGTAGCCACCGTAAGCGCACGGATTGAAGATGAAATCCGGTTTACGCCATAACGTTGACAGCACGCCAACAGGATTTTCAACCATCCACGGCACGTTATACATGTTAGCCAGAGATTCAACCAACATTGCGTTTCTTGCCGCCTTATTCTGAAAACAAGGATCTTTTCTGTATTTATCAACGAACCAACGAGCGCCGGACACGGCAAGATCATCACACGGAGGAAAGCCCAGGATAATGTCAGGATCTGGATATACAGACAATTCAGGGGAGAACATTACCAGAAAATGGCTATCAATCCAGACGTTAACATATTCAATATTTGGATGAATTATTTTTACCCCGTCATAATCACCGTGATTAGCGCCGTCATAGTTGAAGCAATAACATTTATAACCAGCGTCCGCCCAATCTTTAACAGCGTACCCGCTGCCGTCATACAGCGACCACACCACCCAATTTCTAAGCCCGCTCATTTTCTACCCTCAAACGTGAAATATCGGCGCATGATGATAGTAATCACCGTTACCGCTGCCATTTTTGAGATGAATTGCATAGCTGATATTTCCGGCATAAATGCCATAAACGATAGCGTCGGGAAAATTAACGCATCACCTATGGCTGACGCTATATTTGCAGGCCAACGTTTAGAATCAAAGTCACCAGGTAAAACCCGGTAAACGCCGCCAGAAATAAGCGCACCGGAAACAACCGCGACAAATGACGCGATCGCCACCATTCCGGCGTCGTAATTTATCAGCACAGTGATTGCGCCAGCGGCGGCGCATGTTGTAGCCGACCATTTCAGGCCGCCGTCATATAACAGGAAGTCACGGATCATCATATTGACACACACGGCGGCTACCGTGGTGATCGGAATTACCCACGGGCCGCAATGGTTAACAATAAGATTTATGATCACGAAAACGGCGACATAAACGCAGGCTAATAACCTGTCAATTGTCACCCTTTCCATTTTTATGATACCCCGCCGCGCGTAATAGTGATTCGTTGTCAAACTTCACATCAAGCCTATTTGAAAGGCTACCATTTATCTTTATCCCGCTGGCGGCGATCGTGCAGTCGGATATAGTGACATTCTTACAGCCGCAATTTAACGGCATATCAAAAACAGCCTGTTTCTTTCTTTGTTCTTCCTCACGATCCGCTAATATCTGCTCTGCCTTAAGCGCGTTATAAGCAACAAGGTCTATAAGAGTATCGAGCGGGTCGCTACCATTGCTTAAAATGGCCTCTAATCGCGCCTCCTTGAGACAAATTAGCAGATCCCATACATCAAGCGGGGTTAAATTTGTCCCCTTCTTAGCGTTGTAAATAGTGGCTATTTTTGGCGCTGATTTTTCTTCTTTTCGATCGTATCCGTTTTGTTCCCCTCTTGCCTCAATAGTTTCAGCCGCAAGTCTTAGCAATTCAGCCGCTTTACTCATTTTCTGCACCTCTTGCATATAGCTCTTTACGTGTTATCTGCGTGAAAATACATTCATGTCTGCACCGTGGATGCCAGATCAAGAACAAGCTCCCTTTATTGTTTCCGCTTGCTGGTTTCCCTGTCGCAGCATTGATAAACGCCAGACGCCCGCGCGTGATTAATCGGCATTCGTTTGCCGTCTCCACGCCGTTCATAAACCAGTTAACAGAGATGTCGGCTGGCAACAACATTACACAGCCAATATGATTTCGGTGATGTTCAATCGCTGCCTTATCTACGAATGGCCCCGGATTAGAATATGGTGGATTAAGCCAGACATAATCACCAGGCATTGCCACCGCTCCCCACGGATAATGGAGTGTGTCCATCTCTTCGGTTATATATCGCGGAACTAATGCGTTTGCCTTGTTTGCCGCCACATCCGCGACGAATTCGAATTCACGATCCATTCCTCTAAAAACTGGTTTTGGCGTTTGCCATAAGTCCTTTATTTCTTTTGGCGTATGGCTTCCGCCGTAATCATTTTTCATTACGCCCCCTTAGAAATAATCCTGATCAGTCCCCCAGCGGTTATTTAGATACCCCACCAACCACACAAAACGCTCAATGCTAATTAGCGGGGCGACCTTGCGATAATGCTTGTCGAGTATCAGCCGCGTGGCTTTATCGCTGTATCCGTTCTTTTCTACCTCCGCTTTGCAGGCAGAAAGCGCCGCGCGTGCGGCAGTTTTTACGGCGTTGAATTGCGGCTCTGACAGGTTGAATAAAGCCATAATTAAAAAGGATCATCCCAATCTGGCGCGGCAGTCCAGCAAAACCCGATAAATGAACTAACCGTTAATAAAGCTCGCCCTGCGGCAAGGATCTCGCCTATTTCGTTAAATTCAGGCAGTGACCACGTAATAAACATTGCCCCCAGCATAATAACAACGATAACAGCCATGAACGCCAGGAAAACAAAAAGCGTAGCTAAAAGCCACGCTCCCAACCAGTTTAAAAAGCTCTTAACCATTTTAAACGTCATCAATCACCCCGTCTTTTACACGCTCTTTAATATCCCAAACGTGAGGCTTGCATATTTCCTGATAATAGTGATCTGGCCTGCTGCCGAAATACCATTTGCCATCCATATAAAAATAAACGCCAGAAAAATTTCCTGGCGCTGCCTTTGTTGCTGATTCTGGAATTTTCCATTCTTTATAGTGTTTAAACTTCATACATTAACACCGCCTTTTTAAGTGCGCTTAATTCAAAGTGCATCAGACGAAAATGCTGCACACCACCAATAAGACTAACCTGATAAATATCACCGACACTGTTATAGTAATAACAGCCAAATTGACCGATCCCTGCTAATTTAGCGTTATCCGGTATCATGTATTCGCCAACCTTTTTCATATATCACCTCATATGGTATTCAATAAACCATCTAACAAATAAACATAAAGCAATAAACCCCCAACAAATGCACATAAATAGCAATGTGTCGTCCATTGTTAAGCCTCCATTAATCCGTAGTCGAATTTACCTAAATATCTTTCAAGGCTAACGATCTCAATTCCATCAACGCATCGCTTCCACACAGACACCTGGCTTTCATTTTCCCTGAAGTGCATATTAGAAAGCACTTCATCGGCTGGATAGCTTTTCCCGGCGACGTAGGCATCATGACCTACGCCACCTTCTACGCAATAAAGCATGAATTCGCGTTCCATTTTTGCTTCCTCCGCACCGTAAACCTTTTGATTTTGGCTTACAAAACGGATATGCGATCACAATACAAAATGTATATTTATGTGATCGGAATCACTCGGTTAATGCAGTACACGTTTTCCCTGTTCAGGCATCGGCTGTGCGTTTTTCCGTGCATCATTAAGCACAGCGATAGCCGCCTGCACACCTAAATCACTTGCACGCATGTTATTACCAACCATTTCGCCATAAAACAACGGCATGATCGCCCTTACGTCTTCCTCGTTGTGCCCTTCATCAATGCACTTCTGTAGTGCTTTAGCCTCAAAGATACTTTTCATTAAGCCGCGCATAGAATACAGAGCAACGCTACCCATATGATTTTCATCTAACGGGAAGATAACAGCACTTCCGAACGCCAGCGGGTCCATTTCTTCCGGCACTGGTACGCGACCATATTCCTCTTCCATTCGTTTCACGAAAGTGAGGCAGAAGACATAACGAGCTACAGCCGTTTTTTCTTCAGCGTTTAAAGACACATAATCGCGGATCGATGCGTCCATCATAATATCAACAATCTGTAACGCCAGATTCAAATCAGCGTCATACGCTCCAGCTTCCATATCTTTTAATACTTCGTGATAGTCCTTTATTTCCACTTCATGAAAACTTGCGTCATCTGTGTAGCGAGTGATTAACATGCCTTCGCTGCCAAGTGAATAAGCTGTTTTGATGTCGTTCATGATGTTTATCCTTTTATAGTGGGTGATGCCATTTCATTTCAGTTTCTGAATTAAACGGGTTTCCTTCGCTTGAAAGGAATAAATCACGCTCCCGTTTCAGTTCTTCCTGGCTTATTTCTATTTCATCAATCTGACCGAACGATCCAGGCATCATTCGTTTCAAATCAGATAGCGGGCGCATAAGGCCGCAGCCGCGTAACAGCATATCGATCGCGAATTGTCGCCGCCCGCCAGCGTCATTGAAGCGCCGCGAATAAGGTACAACCACGATCCGGCGTTCGAATTCGATAAATAGTGATAGCTTATTTGTCGCGCTATCATATGCTTTATGGAATTTAATTTTCATTTAACACCTCGACATATTGCTCAAGATGCCATTGTCCAACCTCGTCGTATTCTTCATCAAAAATTGTCACCTGGCCCCCTGGCCCAAAATAAAAGGCAGTAGCAATAAATTCATATCCGAACCACGCGCGGAGTTTTTCGCCGCCTTTCAGGTGTTTAACCTTCACTAATTTTATAGCCATACGCCGAACATCCCATTCAATCCGGCGAACAATTTCCGCCAGTGGTCTTCAACATAAGCCCGGAACGGCTTAACGCGAACATTGCGGGCCTTCAGTTCAATCTTGTCAAAGAAGATCGGCTCTATAATTGTTCCGTCCAGGTATTTAACAAGGATCGGGCGCTCAATTTCTATACATGCTTTATTCAGCACGACCAGCCCAGGGTCACTACGATATGCGGGCAAAACAACGAGATCACCAGCTTTTGCATTCCACGGAGTCATAACATCACCCCTTTACCAATAAGGCCAATCACCGCAGCCAGTGCGCCACAAAAGACAACCGTAAACAGGAAGCAAATAACGCAAAACGCGACCGTTACAATATCCTTACTGACTTTCATAATTAGCCTCACATATTAGTAATCAGTTTTATGATCGCCACCGTAATATAAAGCGATACGCTGAGATACAGCACCGCCACCGCTACCGCCGCAAGCAATGCGGCAATTTTTGCAAGATTCATTTCCCGCCCTCCGCAATGAATTTATCAAGCCATTTGTTATTCGCCAGTCGTTCGGCATCTTCGCCAAATGATTTACGTTCGCTTAATTCCTTGCGCGTTGGAAAGTGCCAGTGATCATGCCAACCCGCAGACGTCTCGAATTCATACAAACCACCGCTAAAAGTAATAAGATCATCAGCACCGTCCGGCATTTCTTTATCTACTTCTTTATCTTCGATCATGATTTAATACCTCATTAATCGTTAATAACCTGGCCCATACGACCGCGATATTTGCGCATACGTGGATCGACATATTCAGGCCAATGCATATCCGGTTTTCTTTGCAGTGGGTAAAAACTTGCCTGCCAGTTGTCGAACCATATTTGCTTTGCGTACAGGTCACTAAATCTTTTCGCCATCCGATCCGCTGCCGTGCCGCATAAAAAAAGCCCATGATCGATTTGATCACGGGCTTCTTTTAATACTTGCTCTTTTGTTCGTGGTGGCGGTGGCGGTTTTAGATAATCACCCATCGCTAACCACCTCGTCATGTGCGTTGGCTCCTTCACCATGCTCATTGTGCCACGCTCGATGGCAAATAGGACAAAGCCACATAACGTCTAACGGCTTATCATAATCGCAATGGTGAGCGTGAACGCGTTCGCTTCTTCCGCATACTTCGCAAGGTTGTTTGACCAGTTTGCCATCACGGATGGCATTTCCTACCGTTATTTCAGCGTGTCTTTTCTTCTGGTTATTTTCCTGCCATTTATCGCAAGCTCTTTTATGTGCTTCCTTGCCTTTTTCTGTTTTAATATACTTTCTTTTCATCTCCTTTCTTTCCTCTGACTGATTTCTTATTCTGTCGTATTCCTTGTAATATTCTTTGTTTTCTTTGTAATTATCTCTAACATCTCGTTTTGTGCATTCCTTGCATTTATTTACGTGACCATCAGCCATTTGTTTATTTTTATAGAAACAAGAAAGGGGCAATAATGCCCCACATTTAAAACATCGTTTATAGCGCGTAGATTCTGTGTCGTCCATATTGCAACCCCACAGGACTAAACGGGATTTCATCATCGAAGTCAGGAGGAACATTATTCCCGTTATTATTCTGCTGCTGCGGCGGCGCTTTCTGCTGCTGGCCTTGCTGCTGGCCTTGTTGGTTGACGTTCATGAATTCGAACTCATTAACCGCCACTTCGACCGCCGTCCCCTTCGTGCCATCGTTCCGGTCAAACTGCCGAACATCCAGGCGACCGCTTACCACTATCTTTCCACCCTTGCGGATATGCGGCGCTAATTTTTCCGCACGCTCACCAAATACCAGGCAAGTGACCCACATTGTCCGCTTATTATCGCCGTAGCCATTCGTTACAGCTAACGGAAAACTACCAATCGCTTTCCCGTTTTGTGTGTAGCGAACCTCCATATCATTACCGATATTCCCGCCCAGCGTGATTGAATTTAAACTCATTAACCCATCTCCCCGTTAAGCTCTGCTACCCGGATGTCATAAACATCTTTTGCCTTGATTCGATGCTCCGATCCTTCCGGTAGTAATTTCCAGCATTTGCCAAATATTTCACGCAGCTTGTTAGCGTCCTGCGCTTTCGCTGCTGCATCACAGAAACGTGCTAATACTTCATCAGGATTTGGCGGCGCTTTCTTCTGCTGCGGTTGTTGTTTTGGTGGGTTTTTCTGTTGTCGCGGCTGCTGGCCTGTCTGCTTCGCGTAAGCATCAGTATCAGGATCGCGAGCATCATCTATACAGAATAAACCGTTCAAAGCATATTTACGCGCGTAACTTGATGTTGCTCCTGTTAGCTGGCTGGCGTCCATACCCTTCTTGCTCTCTTCCTCCCTGGCATAAGCAGTTACCGCTATTACGTCTTCACCGTCGCTTAGCGTCGCCGTTGCTTTCACATAATAGCGATTGCCGATCAGGACAATTTCATCACTAACAGTCAGCGTGATATTTTGAAGCAGTGGTTTAACCGCCTCTAAAATATCCTCCGCCGACCTGTAATTATATCCACCAAAATTATTACGCTGATTTTTCGGCGCGTTCAGCGTTTGCTGAATCGTCCATAGCTTTTTATGTAACTCTGTTTTCACTATTTAATCTCCCGTGCTGTTAACACTATGTATAAGGCTTTATTCGCGGCGCTCCACATTTCGGCATCGTGAAGCATTTCCGCTACTGCCAGTTTGAATTGAAGCGCCTGAATAACCATAATGTCATCTCCGGATGTTTACATTTTGTATTAATGATAGCGGACTTTATCCAGGGGTTTTTCCCCTAAATGGCGTGGTTGCGTTGCGTGGTAGTAGCTGCCGCTTTCATTTTCCGTATACCATTTTACTGATCCTTTGCGACGTTCTTTAATGCTATTTGGTTTGCATCTTTCCTCGTTTGCAAATCGAATAGCTTTATCCACATTGTCTGTTTTATTGATTGCAGGTGATGATTTTCTTTCGTTTTCTCTTTTTATCCTTCTGCGTTTCCTGGCATTCATTTTGCTATCACATTTACCATATATAATTGTAACGCTCATAATCTGATCTCCGTATATCCTTGATGATACTTAATAAAAAATCATCTTCGTTAATTGCCGCACTTCCAGCGGCTGACCAGATTGTTAATGAGCGGCTTAACATCTTTCAACTAATCCCGCAATCATCGCCGTTCCCGGCGTGACCTTGCTCACTCCAAGCAAGCTGACTCGTCGCCTTGCGTGCGGTTTCGTGGGGGATGTAACGCTTTAAACACCCCATGCGCCTTGTTATCAGTGCCGCTTTCGGTCCCCCATCGGGGAGTTACTCCACGGTTGACAAGGTGTTAAGCCTGATTTTTAAAGTGCCAGGAAGTTGCTTTTGTTACCTGCGCCCTTCCTTTGACTCGCAATATACGCCCCGTAAAACACCGAGTCAATCCATTTTGTATACTTTTTTAAAATATTTTATATGTTATTGATATTTAAACAATAAATAACGTTTTCTGTTTACGTTTTGGCGTTTTCCAGGCAAAGAAAAGCCGCCATCCGGCGGCTAATGTTTATGGCAGGTTTACGATCTTCGCATCAACCACCACGCCTATAATTTTTGATTCTGGATTCATAGGGATTGGCGGATACAGAGGATTTAGCGAACGTAAAAGCCTTTGACCTCCATCAATAATCAACTGTTTAAACGTCGGTATCTGCCCTTCCTCAAGCTGGGCTATAACCAGTTTGCCGTCAATAGCTGGCGCGTGCGGGTCAACAAGTATCATCGTCCCCGCCGGGATGCTTAACCCCTGCGGCGCGTTCATTGATTCACCTTTGGCAACCAGCCAGTAACTATCATCTGAACAAATAACGCTAGTCGTAACGTGTGGTAATGCTGATCGCCTTGTGTCATCCATATTGTTTACTGTGTCCTTCCAGTCAATAACCGGGTAACTACCTAAATCACGCGGCGGTGCGGCCTGAAGTGTATTAGAAACAGAATCATCAATGACCATACCATCATGTGTAACAGTGAACTGACGACGCCAAAGCGCCCGCATAATCCGCGCAATATCTTCAAGATTTGGCTCGCGGCGACCGTTAAGCCAGTGTGACAGGCCGCCTTTAGTTATCCCCATGAGATCTGCGAGTGAATCCTGACTCATGCCCTGCGCCCGCATGAGCTGCTTTGCTAAGTCATACCATTTTGTTTTCATGTCGCTACCCTATAACCTCAAAAAGTTTGATGCAAGTCACAAAACGTGTATTTTAAGCCTTGATCTTAAAATTCCATTTTGTAAACTTGCAGACAAGGTAAGGCCATACTTGCAAAGACGCAAGGAAAAAGATAACGGAAGGCACAAAAAGGCACTTACCTTAAGCTCTTTAAAAATCCGGTGTCGCTGCGAAGCGAAAAACAAATATCACGCAACGGCGGGATCTGTTGAGCGGTCAGTCACTGCTATCTAATGCTAATGGGATGCCCGCCCGCGCGTTCACTCTAACCATAGGAGAAAAACAAGATGAGTATGCACATGATGAATGAAGCATGGAACGTAAAACTTAACAGCCCGATCCAAAAACTTGTCTTAATTGCGTTTGCAGAAAAGGCAGACAACAAAGGCCGCGCACATGCTTCACGCGAAGAGATCGCAAAAGTGTGCGAACTGCCACTGCATACTACTGTTGACGCATTAAATTCATTGATCCGCAAAGGATTCATTAAACGCGCTGACGAATACGGCGACATTTATGACATTGCATTGCCGGAGGAATGATCTATGAAGTGGTTTAAGCATGATAGCGATGCGAACCGCGATGAAAAACTTCAAAACGTTTTATTAGATTATGGCCTGGAAGGGTACGGGCTTTATTGGTATTGCCTAGAACTAATAACTTATGACGTAGATCAGCACAATCTAACTTTTGACCTACGACATGACGCAAGAATAATTGCGCGAAACGTCGGATCTACTGAAAAACGTATAGAAGAAATGATGAAATACTTCATCGAAATTGGTTTGTTTGAATGTTCTCAAGGCCACATAACTTGTTTAAAGTTATTGAAAAGGCTGGACCAATCAATGACTTCTAAAAGCGCTTACAGGGCCGCCATAAACACAGCGAAGGAGCAATTAAAATTAGAAAAGTTAATCAATCCAACACAAAAAGGTCATGATAGGGTCATGACCGGGTCAGGAAAGGGTCATGAATTAGAATTAGAAGTAGAAAAAGAAAGAGAAAAAGATATATACACTTCGTGTATTGTCGAAAATGAACAAAAAATGGTCAATCAGGATGGCGTAAACGAAGCGGCATTGCGTTGCCTTGCCTTCTACAACGACAAGGCAGGATGCAAATGTCGTGATGCTAAGCCATTCGTAGAACTACTGACAGAAACAAAAACACGTAAAGCGTATACGGAGGATGAGATCACATTAGTGATTGAGTGGGCTTTAACCCAATGGCGTAGCCGTGGTGGAGTACCTAAGCCTATCAACATTTGCCGGGTAACTAAGTTTGATGGGTATTTGGCTGATGCTGAACAATGGCGCAAGCTATCAGCTACTGTAAACGCTGCCGACGTGGTGGAAGCATTTAACAGCACGTTTGACGGCCTGTTACCACCTGCCGAACTGGATCGGGATCTTGAACGCAAGATCTATGCGTTCACTGACTACCTGAAAGACAAAAGCATTAACGGCTTTGTCGCCTACTTCGAAACGTTCAAAAACACGGCTTCAGATTTTTACTTCGGCAATGGCTTCACTGCGACACTTGATTTTCTGCTTAAACCAAAAACGCTACGTGATACGCGCGCTGGCGTTCTTTGACCAATCACGATCCGCAAAAATCCAAAATTACCCACAAAACAACCTCATCAGCGAGCTAAATCGCATGGGGGGGCTACACTTGCTTACCTTTTTGCGATTAGCTTGTTATGGAGCGTTTCAGAGATGATTTAGCTATGAACGGTAAACGCATGTTCGCCCTGGCTTTCGCGATCGCGATGGCTATCGCTGTTAACGTCGCCTTGTTCGGCGGCTTATATCTACTAGTTAATCCATAACTACCCTTCTACCTTAAAAATCGAAAATTAGCCACCTGATTGCGCTTCTGGCGCAAAAAAGACACTGCACCCTTACAAGTGGGTTACGCGGTGGGTTTTTGCGTTGTAGCGCGTTTTACGGAAAATAAATATACATTCTGTAAACCGGAGGAATTAACGTTATGTCACAAAGAAAGATCAGCGATGAACAGTTAATCGCTGAGCATAATAACGGTCTGACGTATAAACAGATCGCAGAAAAATATGGCATGGCAAAACGCAACGTCGAACGCCTGGGCGCACGGTTGGCGAAACGCGGTTTAATATCCACGCGCCGCGCACCGGGTTTTGGCGTCAATGCTGAGTCATTGCTCGTCGATAAGGATGGCAATGTGATTATGCGCTGGATTAAAACAGCCCGTGACCGCGATGAAATGGAAATGCTAATGCAATCTGCTTGTGACGCCTTCACGGAAGAAATACCCCGCGCGGAGGCCGTGCCAGTGCCGGAAATTGATTTTCAAAAAAGCCTGGCCCTTTATCCGGTATTCGATCTGCATATCGGGGCGCTTGCTCATAAAGCTGAATGCGGTGAGAGCTACGACACCGGGATCGCTGAACGCGTGCTAAATGACTTCTTCGACTACGCGGTAGGCGCTGCGCCAATGTCTGAAAAGGCTGTTTTGCTTCTTGGCGGTGATGTGCTTCACACTGACGGCCTGTTACCAGTGACGCCATCAAGTAATCACGTTTTAGATTGTGATTCACGCTACGCAAAACTGGTTTATGTGGCGATCCGGTCGGTCCGGCGTGCGGTCGGGAAGATGTTACTAAATCATAAGGATGTCGAGATCCAGGTATTATCCGGTAATCACGACCAATCAGGTATGATCTGGCTACGTGCTGCGCTGGCGGCTTTTTACGAAGATGAACCGCGTGTGACGGTTGATGTGTCACCTGCTATCGTCCATCACACACAGTACGGCAAAACATTTCTTGCTTACCACCACGGGCACACTATCAAAAAGCCAGAAAATTTACTTTCTGCCTGCGTTTCTGACTGGCGGGAGGATTTCGGCAAGTCGTCGTCTGTTTACGCTCATTGTGGACACTGGCATCACCAACGGCTGATTGAATCATCGTTGGGCGTTGTTGAGTACCACGGCACGTTAGCTGGCAAAGACGCTTATTCAACGAATGGCGGCTGGCGGTCGCGGCGGCTGGCTGCGGTAATAATTTACAGTCCTGATCACGGGGAGATCGGGCGCTTTGTTTATTACCCTGAATATTCCATTTTGTAAACCGGAGGCAATACCATAATGGTGACTGAGCAAATAAACTCATTACGCCAGGAACGGGAAGCGGCTGTGATAGGTGGCCTCCTGTTGGGCGGGCTTACTCCTAACGCGCAAGATGTTCTTGCTACGCTCGATCCTGAAGTCTTCACCATTCCACTATATAAACGAGCGTTTGAGATCATCCGGGCGCAAGCAAGAAACAGAAACCTTATTGACGCTCTGATGGTCGGTGATGAAATCGGTAACGAAAATTTTGTCCCGCTAATGCAAACGGCGCGATCGTGTCCATCTGCTGCCAACCTGAAGGGGTACGCCGCGCTATTACAGGAGGAATATCAGCGTCGGCAAATGTTGGAACTGATGGAAGATATTCGCTACAAACTGGAAACCGGGACGCTTGAAGTTGTCAGGGAGACGATGAAATATTTTGATTCCAGGTATTCAAAATTAAAAGTAACGAAAGACAAGATTATCCCGGTGCTGTTGCGCGATGCGGTCCAGGAATACACGGAAGTGCTAAGTAAACGCATGGAGTGTGGCGTGAACTCTGACAACATCAAAACAGGGATTGACCCACTCGACGAAATGTTAGGCGGCATTAACGCTACTGATCTGGTACTTATCGCCGGACGCCCTGGGTCTGGTAAATCGGCATTGGCGCTGGCAATTGCCCGCGCGGCGGCTGAACGTCCATACCCTGGCGGAGAAGGTCAGCGGGTAGGCGTTTTACTGTTCACGCTTGAAATGTCACTCGATCAGATGACTGAACGCGCGATCGCTGGCGCTGGGAACTTATCAACGGATTGCCTACGTAATCCGGTAAAACTTGATGATGAAGGATGGGCGCACGTCGCCCAGGGAATGAGCGCCCTTGCCGATCTCGATGTGTGGATTGTTGACGCATCACAGTTAACGGTCGAGGAAATACGCGCCACCGTCGAACGGATGAAACAGGACCATCCTAACCTGGGAATGGTAATGATTGACTACATCGGGTTAATGAAGCTGGCTAAGGCCGAACGTCATGATCTCGCCGTAGGGCAATTGTCGTGGTCATTGAAAATGATGGCGAAAGAGTTGCGCGTGCCAGTGGCGGCGCTGGCGCAATTATCCCGCCGCGTTGAGGAACGACCGAACAAGCGCCCGAACAATTCCGATCTGCGTGATTCCGGTAATCTTGAACAAGACGCAGACCGGATCATCATGGTCTACCGCGACGGCTACTACAACGAACAATCAGTTGCCCGCGAATACATGGAGATCATCGTTTCAAAAAACCGTCACGGGAAAACGGGGACTGTTTACCAGCGGTTTGACGACAACGGCAACATTTTACCATGCGACCAGGCACGCGCGGCGTCAGCTTGTATCCAGTCAATGCAACAACGTCCGGCGACAAGCCGATTCTCCCCACGAAACAACCAGAATAACGCATCTTTTTAATTAACTTGAGCAAACGGCTTACCGGAAAGTTACCGCTTTCTGGTGGCTGTTTTCGCGCTTAAAACGAGGCGAAAAACAATGAGCATTGAACTTGAAACAAAAGTTATCAATATCCTTGAACTGGACGGCATCGCAACAATGCACCAGCTACGCCAGAAAACCGGATTATCAGCGGAATATGACGAAGCCGGATGTTTGCCTGAGACAATTAAACACTTGATTGATACTGGCATTGTCGAGCGTGTATATACATATTTCGGACCGCGCCGCCGCTTATTGGGGTATCGAATTAAATATTTGTATGCACAACGGCGTGATCGTGTGGCGGCATTATTTAGTGACTACAGCGTTAAAAAGCGTATGCGTGACATTAGCGCGGAAACTGGTATTCCGTGGAATTATCTTTCGCGCACGCTGCGTTTAATGGTACTGGATGAAACACTTTGCATCGATACCAATAAACATGGCCTTAATTTTTACTCACTGTTTAAACCTGGGCGCTTCGGTCACGCAAATGATCTCGCGTTTGACTTTGACAGCCGCCTGAACGAATACCGGAAAAATAACAGACTGCTACCGGATAAACCAGTATTTGAGATCGAAAAACTTAACGGGGAAACGGGGTTAGAATTATGAGACGAGTAATCTTTTATTCAGTTGAAACGTTTGTTGATGATACGCGTGTTTATTATCCGTGGGAAGTATACGACGCAATGGTGTATACACCGCCACTAATGCGGAAATATAAACACGTAAAATTTAACTGTGTTTTCGTGCCAATGCGCGATGCATTACGGGCGCTGCGTGGGGAATTACGAAACACAATGCGGATTGTGTAAGGGGGAATTATGAACAAGGATTTGGAGTTAACCGTGGAGGATTTAAGCACTATTGCTGAATACATGCGCGGCGATGATCCTGATAAACCTGTCACGGTTGACATGAAATATTTAAAAGGCGCTTTCATGACAAGCTCGCGGCTAATTTCTTTGCAGGCGATTATGTACGCACGGGCGCAATGGAAAAATAGCAACGGTGTATTATGAGGCAAATTAGATTTGAGATAGTAAACGACGCCGTGAAAGAAAATGCTATCAGGCAGATAAGAGAGATCCAGCCTGATAGCAAAAGCCCGCTGATAATTACCATCCAGGAGAAAACCCGCTCGCTGAGTCAAAACGCGTTGCTTTGGGCGCTGTTAACCGACATTAGCGATCAGGTTAATTGGTACGGTAAAAAGCTGTCTCCGGAAGACTGGAAAGCGGTATTCACTGCCGGGCTTAAGAAATATGGCGTCGTCCCTAACCTGGATAAATCCGGCTTTGTTGTATTGGGGACATCAACCAGCCGGATGAGTAAATCAGAATTCAGTGAACTAATCGAGCTGATCTACTCGTTCGGCGCTGAACATGATGTTCAATGGTCTGGCGATACGAAATTAAACGAGGAATTCATAAAACGCTGGGGGTAATAATGGCGCGTTATTACATGGCTAAACCTACAGGAATTTTGTATAAGGTTGATGGCGAATATGTTTATTACTTCCACAACCAGGCGCGGGAGTGGCGATTGTGTCACGCGCACTTCAAGCACGAAATAGAAAATCACCCTGAATACTTTATCAAAGTTGACAATGTAACGGTGGCGTAATATGGCAAATAAAACACCTCGTGCAATAGGCACAATGCTTCACAGGTTCCGCGTTGATATTCCGCCTTTCGAAGTGACAACGTTTTCGAGCTATTACGATTTTGGTACGGAGTATTACGCAGGATCTAAGGTTGGCGGCGAATCTTATACGTTGATGGCTAATACGTGGCGCTTTATACGTTTCTCTGAAAAGGATGATGACGGTATGAATAAAGAAAGTGAAATCATTGATGAATTAATCGAAGATGAACGTCATGATTGCGATAAAACGGAAGTTACGGAATGGAAGCCAGGAGAAAAGCCTCCGTGCGGCGTGTGGCTTGATTGTTATTATCCTGATGGCTATCACATTGGGATTTTAATGTTTAAATTTATCGGTGATAAATACGGGGTATACACAGAAAAAGGCAGTATACAGAAAGAAAATGCTATTGAATGGGGTTTTTATAATTATTATTTATACGTTGATCCGAAAGAAAAAGCACTTGCTGAAATTGCTTTTGCGCTGGCTACTAAGGTTATAGGTGAAGACGCGGCAAAAGATATTGACTTTAACCACGACAATGATTTTTCGTGCGATTATCGCAATATGGCGCAAGCTGTTATTGATGGATGTATCGGGCACGTTGAATACACGGGGGATAGATAATGGATAAGATCGGGACAATCCTTATTAATCGTGAGCAAGTGCAAAAAATGTTAGGCGGGCTTAGCAAGTCCGCCTTTTTTAAGCTCGTTAAAAAATGGAAAGATGCTGGAACTCCTTTCCCTGAACCTGTTAAGGGGATGCCAGCATTAAAGCGCGGCGGATCTCTTTACCGTTATCAGGATGTTATTTCATTTTGTAAATCAATGGGCTTCATGTAGTAATCAGCCAGTTTATTCATCGCCTCGATTTGCTCCCTCACATAATCATACTGATCATATATAGCCATCATTCCCGCCAGTTTATGACCTAAAACCTTTTCGGCTACGTGCGGCGCAATGCCAAGCGCTGAAAGGTTTGTCCTTGCAGTGCGGCGTAGATCGTGACACGACCACGGCTCGCCGCCCATCCTTAGCATCAAATCCCTTGCGGCTGTTTTCGGCACGCTCCTGTCTACCGCTTCATCCCTTCCAGAAAGCACGGGAACGAAGATAAAATTAAAGCCGTGCAAATCCATAGCTTCACGCAATAAATCAACGCTAACGGCGGATAAACCGCGTTTAAACTCGTTTCTGTTCTTACTCAATGCGCCCGGCACGGTCCACACACAGTTATCAAGATCGAAATGCTCGCGCCTTGCGTTTGTTAGTTCGCTTGTTCTGCATCCGGTGAATATAATCAGCTTCATCAATATCTGATTTAGCCGCGCCATTTTTGAACTGTCTATAATGCTGATTAGATGGTGAATCTCTTGTATTGATAAGACGCGTTTTCTTTGCGCCGGGTTTTTGCCTACGTCTTTCACGCGTAGTAATGATATGTCGTCACGCTCCACGCGGCGGCGGCGCATGGCATATTTTATCACCGCCTTCATCCTGTTTAAGACTATCCCGGCCTGAACGGGCGCGCCACCATTAGCTACCTTTCTAAAAATCCCCTCCCACATTATGGAGTCCATATCATCGACGATATAGCTACCGCATGGTCTGACAATGTGCTTACTTAGCATCGCATCGACTTGCTTATAGTTGACCATGTTTCTTGCCTGCGGTGATTCCATGTACTCCCTAACAATATCTTCAATCGTTGCCCGTGTCGTAACGCGTGACAAGTTCATTCTTTTTACGATCGATGGATCTCGTCCTGAGTTTAAGACTTCCTTATGCTCCGCCACCGCCGCGCGGGCTTCTTTGAGTGTTATTTCTCCGTATGTGCCGATCTTCATCCGTCGAGGCTTGCCGTTGAATCGGTAGCGATACTGGAAAGATATAACTCCGCGCGGGCTTATCCTGGCAGACAATCCGCCCGCGTCCGGGACTTCTTCCGGGCCGTCATATGGCTTGCCGTGGATGTTTCGTAATTTGGTATCTGTAAGCATAATTTGGTCACTATTTGGTACACACATTTTACGCATGGATAGTATCACGATAGAAAACGATATGACACGATAGAATAAATATTTCTTTTAAAATCAAGATGAAGCGGTGACGATGTGACACGATGTGAAATGATAGAAATGGCGTTATCCGCTTATCTTTTGAATGGATAACTTAATGAATAATTCATTTGTATTCAATGTGTTATGTTTTGTTTTTGTTTTTGATTTATCATTTTGGTCACTATTTGGTACACAAAAAGAAACGAGGCGTTAGCCTCGTTTCGCGCGGCGATGTTCTTCGCACATCACCTCTTATTCTTCGCTTCCGGTTAACTGCCTGACAAGCGCTTCAAGTTTTGTGATCCGCTCATCCATGACGGCAATGTTAGCTCGTAAGCTGGCGTTTTCTTCCTCCAGTTCGGTGACGCGGTTATCTGTTTCGCGTGCAACCTGAACAAGTAAACCAGTCACCGCCGCATAGTCAACGTTAAGGTAACGCGTTTCTTCGCGTAGCTCGTTGCCGTCAATGGTCGGACCTTGTAACACTTCACCGTAATGAGTAAACGATCCCACAGCTTCCGGAAGCGCCTCCATGACCTCCTGAGCGATAACGCCAGCGTAAGGCAGGCCGTTTTCCTTAAGCGTGTAGGTGTACCCGTTCATTTTACGGATTGCTTCAGTAGCATCGCCTATAACCTGAATGTTGTCCTTCAGGTCGCGGTCTGAAGACTGGTTTACTGTTACGCAGTTTACAGCCCCGTTAACCTGAAAATGACATGAATCATCCGTGTTTTGCTGCGCGTAAAAAATCCATGAAAGTGACGCGTTTGTGTCTGGATCTTTTATCTTGCACTCAAATACAGTTGGGCGGCTTTCTGCACCCCACAAATAAAGCTCACCATTTCTTACCGCTGAATTTGCGACGGCTAAAGTTACTTTTCTTGTGTAAGTATCAGAGAAAAACTCCGTCGATTTAAATTGTTGGTATCCAGTCCACCTTTGCGAAGATGCGTTAAGCGTAGCAAGTTGACACCAGCCCTTATCCACTCCGGCCTCAAAACTTCTGGCGAAGAATTTTGAATTGCGCCCGGCGAATTGTGTAGCATGGGTGCCGTTAAATCCAACATGAAAACCACCATAAGTTAGATCGCTTTCAGGCGTATTAGCATTACCAGCAATAGGCTTAAATTTACTTACATTATCTGATTGTTGTGTATTCCAATCTATATTTGAATATATTTCAACTCCGTTAGCGGGTTGTATAGCCCCATTTTGTTGCACAACCAAGTAAGGATTCCCATACTTATTGCGGTATGTATCAGTGCAATAAAACCCTGTTACACTCGATGTAAAATCAAGTAGGTTATTACTAATGCCGTAAGTGTCTAAATCAATACCATCAGAGGAATTAGTGATACCCCATTTATAAGTCGGGCTATCGGCTGTGTTAGCTGGCTTCCAGTCTGCTGTCGGGATTGTTACATTACAGCCAACCGTGACGGCAAGACGAATAGGGAAAGCGTCACCGCGAACATATATTGCATTATGTGGATACTGCCCTTTATCAGTACCGCGAACGCAAAGTATCGCGTTTTCATTTTTTGCGTAACAGAAATAATGACCAAATACAGCCGCACCCATATCTGACCAGCCACCATCACGTAACCATAAATGAATTGCGTTACAGTTAGGCTCTTCACTGCCAGATATTGACCTAGTTCTCATTGCAACTTCAACAAGGAAATCGCCGTTATAGTATGAAGGATGGCTGACAATTACAGGGTAATATTTACCAGCTTCAGCACCAGTAGGGGCGTTGTAATCAACCCAATGCGCAATACCTGCAAACGGGATTTGCATATTGGTTTTAGTTTGTTCAAGGTTTGTAGGTACTGCAATTGCATTGACTTTCAGGTTAGGTACTTCTATTTCATCCCTTGCATAGTTGTAGCTCATTGAATAGCTTGTATTCGTACCGTCATATCCGTCTTTCTGAATACGCCAGTTACCACCATCAAAGATAAGGCTATAGTAAGGTGTATTTGATGGCCGATCCGTTTCGTTGAATCTGATGGTAGGATGAGCGCTTGATATTTCTACGGGGTAATTAAAATTAGCTGTTAATCTTACACGCCTACCTATAAAATCACCGCTATTTAAAGAAAAGTCGCCGTCTTCGCTTAATCCTGCGTATTGGTTTTTATCTCCACTCTGTAGGTGAATTGTGGCCCATGATTTACCATCGCCACGGAATTCTGAATAAAAACGCGCTCGCGCTCTTTGTGCGCCTGATGCATCATTAAGGATGCTTTGTAAAATACCGCCTGCCGTGGTTGCGACATCTGACGACCTAACAAGGTTAAGGTTTGTAAATTGCGGGCTATCAGTAAAATCAAGAGACTGAAATTTCTTCCATGCGGCCCACTCCCAGCCAGTTGTGGAAGACTGGATGATGTGCTGTCGCATATAAAATGTGCCAGTCGTGGCATTGTAAGGGAAATAAAGCTGTGTGCATCCTGCGTTACCGTTTGCATTGTTTCTGATAACGAGCAACGATCCCGCGCTTGATACAGGATAACCGCGCGCAGTCGTAGCATTGGAGTTTAATCCCTGGTAATAAAAACCGGAAAACTCGCCAGTAAGCGTATTAATGTCAGTGGAACTTAGATCTGATTTTTTTTCATGCATAACCTCAAGGTTTGTGCGCGCTTGTCCTGCGTTACGTCCTGCTGTGCCGCCTTGTGCAAGATCTAACGGTTTCCATTGACCAGTCTCGCTATTATAAACACCCCATGCACGATCATTGCCAACCTCTAAATAAGTTTTACCGTCGCCAGCGTAAACACGTGTCTGATCGCCACTTATTTGAGAAATGCGATCTACTTCGTCTTTTCTTGCGTGGCGTGTCCATTGCGGGCCTGTGCCTGTACTCCAACGGTAAGTATAAAGCGATCTTGAGGCCCAGCCCTGGAAAATACCTGTATATGCCGGACTTCCGTCAACTCCGCTAATAAAGCCTGTGAGGCTGCTTTCACCTGATGCGATTGATGGAAAACCTTTCGCACTAGCCATAATGCGCATAAAGCCGATATAACCGGATGGATTGCCGGAAATGTCAGGGCAATCGCGCGGTGATGCGCCAAGTCCGATATTGTTGCCAACAATACCTTGCGCCTGATTGCGGTAATTAAGCGCATCGGCTGCTGATTTCGCCGCATTGGTTTCGCTGGTAGCCGCCGCTGTTTTGCTGTTGCTTGCTGATGTTTCGCTGGCTTTTGCTGCATCCTGTGACGCCTTAGCGGCGGTAGCGGAGTTTGCTGCGGCGGTCTTTGATTGTGCTGCCGCGTTCTTGTCCGCTTCAGTTTTTTGAGCATTGGCGGTTGATTGCGCTGTTTCTGCGCGAATGTTGGCAAGAAGCTGATCCATCTGACCATCACCGCCGAAATCTTTCCACCACTCGACGGCGGCGGCGATCTCTGTTTCCTGGCCCTGATAGTAACGCAGTGTTTCGGCTACGTCCTGAGCAAGACCATCGACGGAAATTGAGTCTGTAAGCAGGATGCTAAATTCTGTCCCGGCAGGGATTGCGGGATTTGCGGCAGGGTAAACGGAAAGCTCTGTAGCGCTTTTAATCTCTGTGATTGAGAAAATTTGCACCGGGTTTCCCACGGCGATCAGTGTACAGCCTACACGGATAAGGGAAAGCGGCGCTGTAAAATTAGTGCCAACACCAGTTAAGGTATTGCCGCTAATTGCAATTGTGCCTGTTGTATAAATCATCGCAATGACTCCATTTCGTTAATTAACGTTACCATTTTAACGTTTTGTCATTACAAGAACGAACTTGAGTTTACAATGCGTATAAAAAACCCCGCACGAAGCGGGGCTGGTATCAAAAATCAAAAGTACCTGATGAGAATGAGGTGTTTAGTAATACAGCGCCGAGAAGTCTTATATCTGTATTTATTAATGATACGTGGCCCACTTGGCTTAAGTATATCGAAACCGCCCTCTTATTGGTCCCTGTAACCGGGATAATTATAGTTGAATCGAACCTGTAAGTTGACGCTACACCGCTACCTGCAATATAAGACGGAGGAACGTTAAAACTACGACCTCCCGCATGGAGAGTGACGGTATGGTCGCCGCTTGCTGTGCGCACGCCAGCCGTGTATACAGAAACGAAAAGCAATAGCATACTATTCGGGGTTGCTGGGGTTACGTTAATTGTGATCGTCCCGCTGGAACTTCTTGTTCCCTGCGTACCGGAACTAATGCCACCTTCAAATGCTTTAGCTTTAACGGTCCCAGAAAACTCGCCGGATGTTGCGTAAACGGTCCCCCTTACAGTTACGTTATTAAATTGCGCGCTGCCGTTTTTGTTAATCATCCACCCAGCGGAACCGGAAGCAAAGTTGGTTGATTGAATCTGCTGTGCTATTTTTGCAGTCGTGATCGATGCGTCTTTAATAAACGCTTCGCGCACATACATTGCGCCGTTAGTGACATAGAAAGGCGTCTGGTATGTGCCGTTGGCGGCAGTCATTAACACGAAGCGGTCAACAAGGAAAATACACTGCGATTGAACGTCAGTACCGCTACCAGTAAGGCCAAGCGACATACCTGTTGCGTATTTTCTGCCGTTGTTGTCGGTGGCAATCTTAATTGAATATGACGCATCAACGTTACCTTTGAAGTCGGTTAACGCTTTCGATGTTGTCTCGATCGCCGTTGTGTTCCCGTTAACGGTTACTGTTAACTGATCAATTTTGGTTGATAATGCCTCGTCCGCCGTTGTCATGGTCTGCGACCATTCTGTGATACTTGAGTTTACCGCTTCGAAAGATGCAGAGATCTGGCTGAATTTTTCCGCGCTTGATGTTTCATGCGTAGAAAGTGCTGTTGATACTTCAGATACTTTCGAATTAATCGTACTGGTAAGCGATGAGTTAAGGCTGCTTATTGCGTCTGTGCGTGCCTTTGTCTCATCTGCAATAGCTTTGTCGATACGGGTCACATTGCTTGTCACCTTGTTATCAAGCGTGGTGATGCTTGCGTTCACGTCACTGACGGCCTGAGTCCGGGCGCTGGTTTCGTCA